AGATCGTCGCGAAGCTGCGCATCCTCGCGGGCGATGTCGACATCGACAACTTCCTCGACGAAACCATGTCGGACACCAACGACCAGACTGCGATCCAGATCGCGTCGAAGGCGAAGGGCATGCAGCGTAAGTTCCAGCGCACGCTGGCGATCGGCGACTCGACGGCGAATGCCAAGGAGTTCGACGGTCTCGCGAAGCTCGTCGATCCGAGCCAGGTCATGGTTGCCGGCGCCAACGGTGCGGCCGTCACCTTCGAGATGATCGATGCGCTCCTGCGCATGGTTCCGCTCGGCGCCGACGCGCTCATTATGCGTGGTGGCACGCACGACGCGCTTCTGTCGCTCCTCCGCTCGCTCGGTGGCACGACGCCGGAGCATGTCACGCTGCCTGGCACCGGCCGTGAGCAGAATGGTGGCCGCGCGCTGACCGTTCCGGCTTACCGCGGCGTTCCGATCATCGTGAACGACTTCCTGCCTGGCGATGTGGATCAGGGCACTGCCCCGAACACCTGCTCGATCTTCGCGGCTCGTTTCAACGAGAGCGACGGTCTGCACGGCCTCTACGGTGGTCCGGCTGCGGGTATCCGCGTCCAGCACATCGGTCCTGTCCAGAACAAGGACAGCGAGCGCTACCGGCTGAAGTGGTATTGCGGCACCGCGCTGAAGAGCACGAAGTCGCTCGCACAGCTGACCGGCGTCACCAACATTTAACCTGTCTGCATGCGTGACAACACGCATGCAGTGCAGTAGAAGTGCCCTGGGAGGGGCGGTGGCCTCGGCTACCGCCCCTTTCTTTTTCAAAAGGAATTACAAGCATGAAGGTTCGTATCGCATCCAAGGGTTGGGAGACTTACACCGGCCCGCTCGGTCAGGGAGCCGTCTTCGAGAACGGCGAAGCTGAACTCACGGAGCGCCAGGTGCGCCGCATCGGCGCGTCCCTGATCCTGGTCGATGAGGACGGCAATCAGGTCGGTCCTGCCGCGATCTCCGCGGGCAATCGTGGCACACCCGCCCCCGTCATTGCCCCGCTGGCAACGAAGGAAGATTCCGACGCCGCCGAAGCAGTCGTGAAGCAGAAGCTGATCGAGGAGGAGGAAGCTCGCAAGGCCGCGGAAGCCGAGGCTCTCGAAGCTGCGCGTGCGAAGGCCGCCGAAGAAGCTCGTCAGATCACCTACACCCGCCAGGAACTCGAAGCTGTCGGCGCGAATGACGGCATCGAGGGTCTGCGCGAGATCGCTGCCCCGCTCGGCGTGAAGGGTCGTGGGATCACCGAACTGGTGACCAACATCCTGAACGCGCAGGCGAAGAACGCGGCCGAATAATCGATGACCCAGCAGCTCACCGCCGGAAAAGCCGGCACCATCACCATCACCCTCGTCGACGATAACGGCGCAGTCGTTCAGGCTTCGGCGGTGAGCTGGACTCTGTATGACGAAGCCGGCACTTCACTCGCCACCGGCAACGCGGACGCCTTCACGGCCAATGACACGGTTGCCAAGGTCGCGCTGACCGACGCGCAGACGACGATTACGACCCCAAGCGCAGCGCGTGAGATCATTCTCGAATGCACGACGACTGCAGGTGTGGTCGAGGTTCGCGAAGCGTTTCTAATCGTCTCTAGCGCGCCCCTGCAGGTCGCGGTGAACAGCTTTCAGACCGCAACCGAGACCGTGCTGACTCGCAGCGAGTTCGCGAAGCTCGACGGCTGGGATCGCGCCACCAAGACGATGCAGCGTGCGGCCATGATCGAGGCATACCGGCGCATCCTTCGGGTGCAGCTGCAGCTTCATGGCGTGCCGGACACCTACAACCGCGTGGCCTGGTTCGAGCGGCGTGTTCCCCTCTCCCGCCTGTCGGTCGATGAGTTCAACTCGCTGCCGGAAGGCTTTAAGCGCGCCGTCAAGCGTGCGCAGCTGGCCGAAGCAAACGTGCTGCTCGGCGGGGATAAGGTCGGCGACAAGATCAAACAGGGCATCGTCTCCGAGACCATCGGCGAGAGCTCGATGTTCTTCAACTCGAAGCCCTACCTCAACCTGCCGATCAGCAAGCAGGCATACGAAGAGCTCAAGAGCTACGTCCGTCTCGTGGTCGAGGTTGCGCGCGCGTGAGCTTCGACATCGCGGCCTTCATTGACCAGGCGGGCGAGCGCTACGGGAACTTCCTGAACATCCTCCGCAGTCAGGTGGATGTCGTGATGCGCCGTGGTCCTACCGACCAGGTGCTCCGCGATGAAGCGGTCGCTGTCGCCAGTGGTGCTGCCCGTCAGTGGGCAGGCTACGAGCAAGGTCTGCTCAATGAAGCCGCTATGGGTGTCGCGCTCCACGCCTGGCAACAGGCATACGCGGACCTGGGTCTGGAGATCCCGACCGCACTTGAAGACCATCTCGCCTTCATCTTCGAGTCCGTGGCCTACATCACCAGGCTGCTCGCCGCCCAGGCTGATCGAGATGTGGTCGCGATGGCCCAGCAAATCCGCAACAACGCGATGCGGGTGGACCTGAACATGCGCGCCGGCCAAACCTTGAGCCAAGCAGCATCCGCGGTGCTCGCCGAGGACAATGCAAACCCCGCGTTCCGCTTCACCGATCGCACCGGCCGGAACTACAAATCGAGCAAGCACATTCGGGATGTCATTCGACAGAGCCTCGTGAACATCTACAACGAGGTCTACATGACGGCTGCGTTCGAGCACGGCCACGACACCGTGCAGATCACGCACCCCGACAAGAACTACAAATGGTTCGGAACCGAGATCGCGATCGTGTCCGGTCGGGATCTACCCACCTTCTACGAGATCCGTGACGAAGTGTTTCACCCGTCAACGGATGCTCGTGTCACCCTGCAGGCATAGGAGCTCACGATGTTCATTCCCAACCAGACCGCGCTCCTTCACCGCAAGGCTGGACGCAATGTGTTCGGTAAGGTTGCATTCGCGGCGCCGGTCTCGATCGGAGTATCGATCGTCACGCTGGGCGAGATGACCGAGCAGAGCGCGATCCGCGCAGACAGCAGCGCATCGCACGCAGCCGCTGACATCACGGCGCTCAAGGCGAAGCTCCTGGTCGACGGCCAGGCAACGATCGCCGAGGACGATGTAATCGAGATCCAGGGTCAGATGGTCCAGATCAGCGGGATCGAGCCGCGGCTGAACGTGCTCGGCGACCGCGATCACTATGAAGTCACTGGGAACCTGAAAGCGGAGCTGTGAGCGAGTGGCGCCTATACTTCTCTGGCCTCGACGCCGACACGCTGGCTGGCACCTTCGTTCGTGAGGGCCGGCTCCTAGACAAGCGTGCGCTTCGGCAGATGAGGCGCGTCTCGAAGCTGGTCATGGAGCAGTCGATCAAGAACTCGCCGGTGGACTGGAAGGGACCGCATGGTCGTTTGTCCGCACCTGGTCATGAGCTTGAGCGTGCTCACCACATCTCCGAGGAATACGGCGCCACACACCGCCTCGAAGCAACCGTGTGGGTCGGCGGGATGGTCGGCGATGTCGATGTCGATCTCTATGCCGAGTGGATCCACAACAGCTTCGATTACACGCTGGGGCCGGCGTCTGAAGCGAAGACCATGCAGGGCTCGGATTACAAGGTGGGGCCGCTGTTCCTGGAACGCGCGCTCAAGGAATACGAGAGCGAGTTCGACGACTTGCTCGATGAGGTAGTGGAAGGATTGATGCTATGATGAAGGTGCTGCTGCTCGCTGCGCAGATGATCGAGGACGCTGGCCTGGGAACGCAGGGAACGGACCTGTTTATCCAGACGATGCCGGCTGATGTGAAGCATGGGGTCATGCTGAAGCTGCCGCTCGCGCCGACCGAAGTCGACGATGGGATGAAGGACTTCTACGACTTCGAGTTCCAGGTCATCGTTCGCGACGTTGATCCGCTGGCCGGCTATCAGAAGTGCGATGCGATCTCGAAGGTGCTGCGCCTCGACTATTACGAGACGAGCGATCTCTCCATCCCTTGGATGCGCCGCACGACGCTCCCGATCAGCTATCCGCGGGGCGATATGGACGATGTGGAATCAAGCTGCCGCATCTGTGTTGGCTACGGGGATCTCGCGCCGTAAAAAGTGCATGGCTAATGACACACATGCATGCTATACTGTGGACCTGCAATTAGACCAAGGATCCACGGAGTAGAATAGAATGACCGCACCTGCATTTGAAAACCTGGAAATGGGGCCGTGCGATGTCACCTTTAAGGGGACCGACCTTGGTCTCACGAAGGGCGGCGTCGAAGTCGAGTTCGGCACCGAAATTACGAACATCGTCGCCGACCAGTATGGCGATACCGCGATCGATTCCGTCATCAAGGGCCGCTCGATCAAGGTGACCGTCCCGATGGCCGAGCGCGATCTCACCCGCCTCGCGTCGGTGTTCCCAGGTTCGAGCCTTGTCGGCACGACCACGAAGCGTCTCGTCATCAACGCCGCCACCGGCACGAGCCTGCGCGCTCTCGCCGGCCCGCTCGTGCTGCATCCGCACGGTGTCGTCTCGACCGACGCGTCGAAGGATCTTACGGTCCCGCTCGCCATGTCGAAGGGCGACATCAAGTTCGCCTACAAGTCGGACGACCAGCGCGTCTACTCGGTCGAGTTCGAGGGCTACGTCGATCTCACGACCGGCGAGCTCTTCAACATGGGCGATCCGGCCGCGGCCTAACCCTTAACCTGGGGCGCCAGCTGCCTCTTCCTGGCGCCCCTCTCCTTTCCCCTAGAAACACAGAGCACACATGAGCGAAGCGAAAATCCTGAATCTCGATGAGTTGGAGCTCGTCGAGACCGACATCACGATCGTCCACAAGAAGACGAAGCACAAAATGGCAACCCTCACCGTCGAGGGCTTCCTCAAGCAGCAGCTGCGGGCAAAGCAGCAGTCGAAGCTGGAGACGAAGATCCAAGACGCGGGCGATGTCGCCGAGGATGATACGGTCGCCATGGTTCGCATCCTTCGGGACGGCGTTCAGGACTTCTTCCCGACGCTCCCCGTCGATGAGCTCGAAGTTCCGAAGCTGCTGAAGATCTTCGGCTGGCTGAACGAACTGGCAGCGCAGGTCGCCGCGGAAGACGCGCCGACTGAAGCTGTCGGCGAAGTTGAAGGTGAAACCCAGGGCGAGAGTGCGGAGGGAAACGGCGAATAGCTGCGATTGACCTCTCGTTTTTCGTGGCACGCATCTGCCGCGGATACGGGATGTCTTACTGGGAGTGTCTGAAGCTGCCGCTGAAGACTTTCTGGTCATTCAATCGTCAGCTCGATCGCCTCCGCGCTGAAGAGGAGCAACGCCTGTTGCGGGTCATGGCCTGTGCCCAAAGTGCAGAGGCAGTGACACGCATGCAGCAGGAGTTGCGAAACCAAATTGGTGAGCCGGTCGAGCATGAGAAGGTCTTCGATGCGAGCCGGTTCGAGGAGCTGAAACAGAAGTTCAAAGGGATGAAGTAAGTGGCGCAGCGCCGGCTTTCAGTAATACTGGACATCGACACCGGCCGCGGCACCGCTCGTCTCACCGAGGCCGGCAAGGCGATGCGCACCTTCGGTCTCGATACCAAGCGCGCCGCCGATAACGTCAAGTCGATGGGGTCGAGCTTCGACTCCCTCCACGCCGGCATGCAGCGCCCCCTGCAGCGGCTGCGCGATTACGTCCTGATCCTGGGCAACATGCGCTTCGCGCTCATGAACGTCCGCGACCTGGCTGTCGGCTGGGTCGCTGGGCTTGTGAAGCAGTCCGCGGAGCTCGAACGCCTCACCATCCTCATGAAGGGTTTCTCGCACGCCGCAACCGAGGCGGGCAAGAACGAGGAGGCGCAGAACAACCTCCGCACCATCATCAACCTCGCGAATCGCACCGGCTTCGAGATGAAGACGGTGACGGACGCGTTCGTGAAGTTTCAGTCCGCGGATCTCAACCCGCAGCTTTACTCGATCCGTGGTCTCGCACAGGCCGTCGCCAAGTTCGGCGGTGACAGCGACACCATGCACCGCGCGGCGATCGCGATCCAGCAGATGGCCGGTAAGGGCGTCATCTCGATGGAAGAGCTTCGCCAGCAGCTGGGCGAGGCGGTTCCGAGCGCGCTGAAGACCCTCGCCGCAGCGATGGGCATGACCGTCCAGGAGATGGTCAAGAAGATCAGTCAGGGCACGGTCGCGGCCAAGCCGGCGATCGAGCTCATGCTGAAGGACATGGAGATCACTTCGGCCGGCGCCGGTGACCGGATCGCGAACAGCATGTTCGGTCAGATCGCGCAGGTGAAGACCGGACTTCTCCAGCTTTCGGCCGACTTCACGCAGCTGGGGTCGCAGGACGGCTTCTTCACGCACATCGAGAACAACCTCAAGGAGCTCAACCAGGCTCTCCGTTCGCCGCAAGCCAAGGAAGCGATCACCTCGCTCGGCAAGTCGGTTGACTCGGTTGCCGGTAGCCTCGCTTCGGCCCTGAAGTGGGTGGTCGAGTGGCGCAATGAGATCGGCGGTCTCGGCCTCGCGATTGCGAAGGTGTGGCTGGCGTTCAAGGCAATCGACATTGGCGCATGGTTCGCGCGCATGGCACAGCAGGCGGTCGTCTCGCTGGTGAGCGTCGTCAACGGAACCAGGGAGATGACTGGTCTCTCCGGCGATCTCGCTCGCTGGGGTCAGAGCCTCAAGCAGAGCCTCGATCAGTCCGCGGCGGCCACCGAGCGGTGGGTGATGAAGACGCGCGAGCGTGTGGTTGCTGCCGAGCAGTCGATCGTCGCCACGCGCAGTGAGATTGCCTCGCTGCAGAGCCTCAAGGCCACCTACGAGCAGAACATCCTGATCCTGACGCAGCAGCGTGCCGCACAGGTCGCGAACCTTCGCACCGCACAGACGCTCAACGCCGCCAATATCGCGATGGGTCGCGACACGGCTGCGTCGTCGCAGATGGTGAAGGCGGAACAGGACGCGGTGAACGCGTCCACGCGTGCGCTCATCGCCCAGCGTCGTCTCCTCGCGGCAACCGACGCGCAGCTGGTCACCGCCGAAGAGCAGCTGACGCTCGCCCTCAATGAGGAGTCGATCGCGACTGCGCGCGCCACCACCGCCTCGGAGCTCAACACCGCGGCTACCGGCGCAATGGCACTTGCCCAGCGTGGCGCAGCGATCGCAGCGTCGTTCCTCGGCACCGCAGTCAACCTGATCCTCGGCCCGATCGGCATTGCGATCACGCTCGCCTACAGCGCAGCCACCGCGTTCGGCATGTTCGCGACCAAGGCCAGGGACGCGGCCAACGAAACGCGCGGCCTCACCGCGGCGATTGCCAACATGCAGCACATCAAGAAGCTGCAGGAAGGCATCAACGAGATCGACGACAAGCTGCAGGGCAAGCCTGGCACGCTGCGCGACTGGGTGCGTAATGCCTTCGGCGGCGACCGCACTGGGTTCATCGACAGCCGCGAGAGCCTGCAGAGCCAGAAGGCCGAGCTCCAGAAGCAGATGGAGCGCCTGATCGGTCCCGCGAACGCCAACCAGGGTCGCGACGACGCACAGGCACTCTCGACCGAGCGTGAGAACTACATGGACCGGCTGCGCGAGCGTAGCGGGTTCCAGACCCAGTGGCAGAGCCTCACCAACCGCATCCTCGCGGGCGACAAGAGCGCCGTGGTCGAGATGCAGCGTCTGCGCGACCAGGACAGCGCGAGCGATCGGCAGTATCTGCAAGGTCAGATCAACCGCACGCAGCGGCTGCTCGACAACGCCAGGAAGTCCGGCCGCACGGATCTCGTGCAGCGCTATGCCTCGCAGATGAGCGGTCTGCGGACGCAGATGGAATCAGCCGGCCTCGCTGGCGCCCAGTCGATGAACCTCGTTACCGATGCCCTCAACGGCAAGGGCGGCGGTCTAGCGGGTGCTGCAGCTGCGGCCGGCAAGCGCGTCGGTAAGCTCAAGGGTGACATCGCCGGCCTGCAGGCACAGGTCGCGGGCGACAAGAGCACGCACCTGAAGCAGTTCATGGCGGCCGTCGCTGGCGGTGCCTACGCTGGCAAGAGTCCTGGCGAGATCGCGCTGCTCCGGCAGAAGGCCGCGCTTCAGGACGCTGTGATCGACGGTAGGGCCGCGCAGAAGGAGCAGGAGCAATACGCCAACGCGATCGGTCGCGTGCTGGGCCGGATCGCCGAGCTCAACATCGAGATGACCGGCGCGAAGGGCAACCTGGCGAAGTTCAATGCCGAGCTCGCCGCCGGCATGCACTCGAATTGGTCGCCCGACCAGATCGAGAAGTATCGTGCGGCACTCGCGCAGCTGGACGAAACGGAAGGCCGCGTCGACATTGCCAAGGCGTTCAAGGACGCTGACAAGCAGATGAGCAAGGCGAAGGTTGACGCCGACGCCCTTTGGACGAGTCTCGCCAACGGCACCTTCCTCGCTGACCAGAAGGCCGCGGAACTCCAGGGCCGGTTCGCTCACCTGCTCGACGGCCTGAAGGGCGAAGACCTGCAGAAGATGCAGGATAAGATCAACGGGATCATCCGCGACGTTCAGCGTGCGGATGCCGCCAAGGCTGTGTTCGACTGGACCCAAGAGAGCCAGAAGATCATGAACGGCCTCAAGGAAGAGAATGCCGCTCGTGAGGCGAACTACAACCTCGAAGTCGAGCGCCAGCGGAGCCTGATCGCCTGGGACAAGCTCTCTGTCGAAGAGCGCATCAAGGCCGAGGCTGCGTTCGGAGCCTGGCAGAAGGCGTTCCGTCTCCAGACCGACCGCGAGAACGAAGTCGCTCTCGTGAAGCAGGCGCGCGAGTGGTATAAGCTCGGCACCAACATCCAGGGCGCCCTTGCCGGCGCACTGTCGAGCTTCACCGAGCAGCTTTCGGACGGCAGCTTCAAGTTCGGCAAGTTCGCCGAAGACATCATCAAGAGTCTGTTCAAGATCATCCTGCAGGCGACCATCGCCTATGGGATTCTGTCGGCGCTCGGCATGACCAATGGTCAGAGCTACGGGTCGTTCCTGCGCCAGGGTGTGAGCTCCGGCTTCTCGATCCAGGCACCGACGCACCACACCGGCGGCGTGATCGGCCAGAGCAGCAACTTCAAGACGGTCTCGGCCGACCTGTTCGCGAACGCCTTCAAGTATCACGGCGGCGGCACGATCTCGAAGCTCGGCCCGAAGGAAGTGCCGATGATCGGCCTCGAAGGCGAGCGGGTGCTGACCGAAGATCAGCAGAAGCATCTCGGCACGCAGCCGAAGGTGACGGTCAACGTCATCAACAACGGCGGCCAGGACATGGATGCCGATGTGAGCACCGAGTTCAACGGCAAGGAGATGATCGTCTCCGTGGTCCTCGACGCGCTCTCGAAGCAGGGGCGTCTGCGGGATGCCGTTGGGCATATTGCAAAGCAGTGAGTGCATGGTGTATGACACGCATGCATGATATACTCGGCTGATGGCAGACTTCCCGCAGAAAGGCACAGGTCCAGGCGATCTATCGCAGGGCGAGTCCCCCTCGCTCTACGACATCGATCGGATCGACAAGACCCTGAAGGCCGACACGGACGGTGGGTATGAGTTCCGCCGCGACCGAACGACGCGCGCCGAACGCGAGGTCATCTCGACTGGCTTCATCGGCCTGCCGCACGCCGACTATCTCAAGATTGACGCCTTCTACAAGTCGAAGGGCAAGTCGGTCGCCTTCACCTATTACGATTACGTCCACGAGATCGTCCGGCAGGTGCGGTTCGACGAATACAAGCCGTCGCCGAACATCATCGGCACGAACCGCATGTGGAACATCAAGATCAAAATGAGTGAGATCTGATGGCTCGGCACCTGTCCGTCGAAAGCGTGATCGACAAGAACAAGATCGCCTCGGCCGCGGTATGGCTCGCGTGCCTTGAGATCCAGATCGTCAACCCGAACGATCGCTCCATCGAGGAGACGGTCTATGTCGTGCGCAACGACGAGAACATCATCCTCAACGGCCAGGTCTACCAGGCTGCCAACTTCGACTTCCAGATCGAGCAGAAGCAGAACGAAGCGCCCAGCGTTTCGCTGACCGCACAGGACCAGACGCAGTTCATCTCCAGCAAGCTCGAAGCAATGGCCGGCGGGATGTTCAGCAGCGTCATCCTGCGCGTCGTCAACTCCGACCGGCTGGATCAGCCGCCGGAGATCGAGGAGACGATGAGCGTCACTGCGAGCTCGGTGAAGAACTATGTCGTCAGCCTCACGCTCGGCTCCGAGAACCCGCTCGGTATTCAATTCCCCAAGCACCGCCAATTCCGCGACCGCTGCGCGTGGCGTTACAAGGGCTACGGCTGCCAGTATGCCGGCCCCCTCGCAACCTGCGACTATACGCGGGACGGCGATAACGGGTGCGCGCAGCACAACAACACGATCAATTTCCGCGGGCTTCCTGGGCTCGTGAAAATGAATATCTAGCTTGCATGTAGGGTGACACACATGCGATAATGCCTGTGATGCTCACCTACCCAGTTCCGTCCTTCTTTGACCTGCTCGGTCAGCCGTTCGAGCGGGGTGGCCGCGGTCCCGATAAATGGGACTGCTACGGCTATGTGCGCGAGCTCTTCCGGCGCACTGGGGTCGAGCTTCCTGACTTTGAATCGCCTGGGGATCTCGAACAGGTCGAGGAGATCGTGCAGCGCGAGCCGCGCGTGAATGCCGCTCGCTGGCGGCCGGTGCCCATCGGCACTCCTGGCGCCCTCCTGACTTTCCGCGTGGACGGACACGGCGCGCATGTCGGCTTCATGCTGACTGGCGACCGCTTCACCCACTGCATGCACGGTGTTGGCGTCACCACGGAGCGCCTGACCAACAACCCCATGAAGCCGCTCGCGAGCTACATCTATGCGTAGCTCGATCACGCGCACCGTCGCGCTCGCTTCAACATCTGCTCTCGCGCTCTCTCGCGCTGCTACAGCGCGTCCCGCGACCGCGAGCACCGCAGACAGCGCACCGCTCGAAAACTCGCTCACAGCGCAGCTGACAGCCCCGATCGACACCGATCTGGTTTGGCTCGACATCGCCTATGACCCGTTCGACCGCAGCACCATTGAGCATCACGAGCTCCAGTGGCGGAAGGACGCGACTCTCAACGATTACCTGAAGGGTCTGCCGGAAGAAGCCGAGTGGATGGTCTTCGTCAACGGCGTCGAAGTCGATCCGAAGACCGAAGGCGATCAACCGCTCCAGCAACTCGATCGGATCGGCCTGGTTCTGATCCCGCAGGGCGGCGACGGCTTCAAGGGTATCCTGCGTGTCGCGCTGATGGCCGTCTCGGTCGCGATCTCCTTCATCCCTGGCATGCAGTGGTGGGCAGCCGCCGCGATCATGATCGGCATCGGCCTGGTCAACACGTTCCTGCTGACCCCGAAACCGCCGAAGACCAAGGGTCAGGACAACAGCAGTTACGGCATCGACGGCGCGAAGAACTCCGCGACCGAGGGCATCGTCTATCCGGTGGTCTACGGCGACTTCCGCTGCGCCGGCAACTTCTCGGACTGCTACACCGAGAACCGCGGCGACGATCAGTATCTATTCCTGCGGACGGTCATGAATGACGGTGAAGTCGAGGACATCACCGACATTGAGATCAACGAGCAGCCGATCAGCAACTTCAAGCTGGTCGAGACGCATGTCACCAAGGGGACGCTGACGGAAACCGTCAACCCCTGGTTCCCCGCGTCCATCATCCAGGTGAACAAGGGGCAGAAGCTCGACACGACCTTCACCACCCACCTGACCACCACGGAGGTCGACCGGCTGCGGCTCGATGTCACCTTCCCCAGCGGTCTCGTGGACATCAACAAGAAGGACGGCAGCTACGGCAACCGCTCACTGACTTTCGAGATCCTGTATCGTCAGGCGGGCGTCGGCTCGTTCGTCGGCCTCCCGATCTCCAGCTGGTCGACGGCCGCGGCGTATGTCCAGACCACAGACCCCAGCAGCGGCGTCAACTTCATCCAGCCGGCCACGGTTCAGAACGTCGATGGACTTATCGTCAGCGTCGATGCTCCGGCTTACACCACGGCGCAAAATCCGGTTCATGTCATCGCGACCAATATCGCGACGGGTGAACAGACGATCATCGGCACGCTCACCGCCGATGAAGAGACGCTCCGCGGCTATGTCTTCGACGCCGACCTGAAGGACGGCTCGATCGCCGGCCCGACCGACATCGCGCCGATGGTCTCCGACACGTTCGTCGCTGACCTGGACGGCGGCGACTACACGATCACCACGAGCGGCCAGGCTTACATCTCGAACGTCCAGGTCCGCACGGACGGTGGCGTCTACCCTGCCCTGTCTGCCAGCGCTCCTCCGATCCCTGTCGGCAACGGCAAAGTCACGGTCACCGACAACCGCACGCGCGCGATCCGCAAGAGCTTCACGAGCACCATCATCCCGCGCGGCACCTACGAGGTTCAGATTCGTCGCACGACCGCGGCTGATCCGAGCCACGACGACTGGATCGATGAGGTTTATCTCACTGATGTCGCCGAGATCGAGATGGACGCGGTTGCCATGCGCGGCACGGCAACCCTGTCGCTCAAGATCAAGCTCAACGACCAGCTCAACCAAATCCCGCAGCTGACGGCGCTCGTTAAGGGCTCGAAGGTCCGCACCTACGACATCGAGGGCAATGTCCTCACGATCGAGAAGTCGAAGAATCCTGCCTGGATCGGCCTCGACATCATCTGCGGCATCGAGCGTGGCGCCGGTCTCTCGACCAGCCGCATCGATTGGCCGCGGTGGCTGGAGTTCGCGCAATACTGCACGGACAACAACCTTGAGTTCAACGGCGTCTTCGACACCGGCACGAACCTCGGTGATGCGCTCAACCAGGTGCTCCGTATCGGGCACGCTGCGCCTGTTCCGTTCGGCACGAAGATCTCGGTGGCGATCGATCGCGAGCGCGATCCGGTCCACCAGTTCACGCAGGGCAACATCATCAAGGACACGTTCTCGATCAGCTATCTGTCGATGGCGGATCGGGCGAACGAATACGAGTTCACCTATTACGACAAGAACGACCGGAACAAGGCGAAGACCATCCGGTATGTCGACCCGAAGGCGGTAACCTTCAACGAAATTCCGCGCACCGCGTCGGTCACCCTCGTCGGCGTGGATAACCACGAGCAGGCGAAGACCGAGCTCTGGCGCGCGATCTACGCGAACCGTCTGCTCATGCGGACGATCACCTTTGACGCCTGGCTCGATGCGCTGAACATGACCATGGGCGAGGTCGCTCTCATCCAGCATGACATGATGGAATGGGCGACCAGCGGACGCGTGAAGGACGGCTGCACGACCACGCAGGTTGTGCTCGATCAGCACGCGGAGATGGTCGCGACGGCCAACGTCATCGTCCACTTCGACGCCCTGAAGCGAGTGGACTCGACGATCGCGTCCGTGGTCGGCCGGAAGGTGCTCATCACCAAGCCTGGTGGCGCGAACCTGACGACGCTGCAGCTCAACTCGAAGCGGCTCATTGCCAACGGGCAGGACTATGAGATCGCGCAGATCCAGAACGGCGCGACCTATCACACCGTCACGCTCGCCGCAGATCCCGTAGGACTTGTCGCTGCGCAAGCCGTCGAACTTTGGGACACGGACTGCCTCGAACAGCGCGATGTCACGAGCGTCACGCAGAACGCGGACGGCACCACCACGCTGAACCTCGCGACCGCGCTGCCCCAGGCGCCGGCACAGTATGCGAGCTTCGCCTATGGGCCGGTCACCACGGTCAACAAGCCCTACACGCTCGTCGGCGTGAACGGGAACGGCCTCGAAAAGCGCACGCTGACCTTCATGGAATACAACGCCGGTGTCTATGGACCGGCGGAAGTCGAGATCCCGATTCCGGTCACGAACCTGTCCTCACGGATGGTCAGGCAGGTCTCTGCCCTGATGATGGACTACGACAGCTGGATCGACCCTGTGCGGAACACGGTCGGCTGCCGCATCTCCTGGAACTCTGGCGGGATCATCAATTACGGCGGCGCCGATGTCTATCTGTCGCTGAACGGTGGCCCCCTGCTGCCGCTCGGCTCGGCCGTCAACATCAACGAGCTCCACACGACGCTGAACGTAGGCGACAGCGCGATCTTCAAGGTCGTGGCCTACAACAAGGGTGGCGACCGCGCACCGTTCGCGAGCGCCCCGATGATCGGTGGCACGATCGATCCCGAAATCATCGGACTGCCTGGCCCGACTAGCTTCACCGCCACGCAGACTGCGTTCGACACTGCCGGCACGATCGTCTTCGATTGGCTTCCGCCGCTCGATGTCACCGGCATCACCGGCTACGAGCTCAACTACAAGAACGAAGCCGACACAGCCTGGATCGGTGTCGCGCCGGTCTCCGCTGGCCCCATCGAGATCGCCGGTCAGAAGCCTGGCGACTACAACGCGCGCATCCGTTCGGTCGGCATCAACAGCGGCTTCTCCGATTGGGTCGAGATCATCTATTCGGTCACGCACCCCGACATCAGCGCGGCGCCGGTTGGTCTGCAGCTGAACGGCTCGACGCCGGCCGACCAGCCCTCCGGCGAGTTCACCGGCAAGGATGCGATCTTCACCTGGACGGACGCCGTTCGCGATGAGGTCTACTTCCTCGATTACCAGGTCACGATCTACGATGACCTGATGAATCCGCTGCGGACGGAATATACCGTCACGCCGAACTACACCTACACCTACGAGCACAACACGACTGACGGCGCAGGCACTCCGCGGCGCGCATTCAACTTCGAGGTGAGGCAGCGTGGCCGTCAGGGTCAAATCTCCGCGGCTCGGACGATGTTCGCGCAGAACCCCGCGCCGTCCTTCGCGACCCCGCCGACCGTCGATGGCGCGCTCAACTCGATCATCGTCAACGTGGATGTGCCGGCCGATCCCGACATCACGGCGATCCAGGTGTATGCGAGCCTTAGCGACCCCTGCGCGATCAACGCGAGCACGCTCGTCTACAGCGGACTTGCGAGTCAGATCACGATCCAGCCGCTCGCGGCCGGCGCACAGCACTACATCAAGGTGGTGCCGGTGGACGCGTTCGGTCCTGGCGCAGCGTCGGCTCAATATGTCGTGCTGCCCACCAGCATCGACGATTACTTCGACACGGTGGCGCCGGACCAGATCGTCGGCCTGACGCTCACGCAACATCTGAACTTCAACGATGACGGCACGGCAACCCCTGTCCTGACGGCGACCTGGACTGCCTCGCCCGCGGCTGACATCAACACCTACGAGATCGAGATCAAGCAGGACTCGGGCAACTTCGTCGCGTTCGCAGCGCCGACGAACACCTACGAGTGGTCGCCGGTTCTCGCCGGCTCGACCTACACGGTGCATGTCCGCGGCGTCGATAACACCGGCAACAAGGGCAACTGGTCTACGGACGCCACGATCACGATTGGTGGCGACAGCGTTGCTCCTGGCGCCCCGACTGCTCTGGTCGCGAGCGCTGCCTACGCGAACATCTTCCTCTCGTGGGCGAACCCGCTCGACGGCGATCTCAAGTCGATCATCATCTTCGAGAACACGACCAACAGCTCCTCTACGGCGACCCCGATCGCCACGGTGGCTGCGATCCCTGGCAAGAAGGGCGCCTACACTCGCGGCGGCCTCGATAGCGGCATGACCCGCTACTACTGGCTCAAGGCGGTCGACTATTCGGGCAACGAGTCCGGCTTCTCGGCGTCTGCGAACGCGACCACTGCCGGCATCAACTTCGACGAAGTGCTCGGCACGATCCTCGCGACCCAAATCTCGAATGACTCGATCACGGCTCCGATGATCGGCGCGAACCAGATCCTTGCGCGCAACATCGCCGCAGGCGAGGTCCAGACTGCCCACATGGCCGTTGGAACGATCGACGGTGACCGCATCACGGTTGGCACCCTTTCGGCTGCCTCGCTCGATGTCACCACTTCGCTTCCGGCCGCAATCACGGTCGGCGCAACCGGCGTGTCGATCGGCACGATCCAGAGCCAGGCAGCGACCGGCGCCCAAGATCCGGCGACCCGCATCAACGCCGGATCGACGACGATCTCCCCTGGCAAGATCCAGCTGACCGGCACGACGACCCTCTCCAGTCTCCTATGGGGTGGCGACAACACGCTCATCGACGGCGGCAAGATCGCGGCGAACACGATCACCGCCAACAAGATCTCGATTGGCGTTCGTGGCATCGAGTGCGCTGGCATCGAGTTCGAGCACAACAATCCTGGCGCGAACCAGGCTCACTGGACTGCTGGCACGATCAGCTACACGGACGACAATGGTAACGCGACGAGCGTCAACATCGCCGCCGGTAACACCGCCGCCTGGACCAGCGGAACGATCTACATCTACTGGGTTGCTGGCGCGACCACGCTCTCGGTCAGCAGCACGCTCGCCACCGCGCGCGGCGCGAATAATGTCATCCTCGCGACTTACCGCGGCGGCACGGATCTCGTGGCAACCTATGGCCGCACGGTCATCGACGGCACCGACATCAAGACCGGCTCGATCACCGCCGATCGCATGAACGTGAGCCAGCTGTCGGCGATCACTGCCACCATCGGCACCTTCCAGTCGGCGCCGAGCGGGCAGCGTGTGGTCATCTCGGACTCGCTCATCCAGGTCTATGATTCCTCGAACGTGCTTCGCGTGCGTCTTGGCATCTGGTAGGTGCATAGTATATAACACGCACTCATGGCCCAAGGACTTCAAATCTTCGACGCGGCTGGACTGCTCCAGTTCGATACCAATGCTCGGCTAGGTCGGCTGGGATATGTCGGCCCTTGCAATACGTCCGGCATCCCCAACAACACCTGGACCCAGGTGGTCGATCCTGCCTACGCGGGAACGCTGTGGGGCGTCTGTGTTCCGAATTACCAGATCGACATCATCGACAACCAGCAACTCTACTTCAAGATCGCCACGGTCCAGGTCGATCCAGGCAATAGGCCAGGACAGATCATGATCTCCGGCAACTGGTATAACTCGGACACCGGCACAGTGACCGACTACCCCTACCAGAACAGCACGCTGATTTACGGAGTCTACTGATGACGGTCGGGCTCCAAGTCATCAACGATAGCGGCATCATCCAGATCGACGAGTTCTACCGCAACTTCGTCTTCATCGAGAAGTTCACCTTCGCCACGACCGGCGATCACACGTTCACTACCTCGGCGAACCGCACCGCGCCAATTCCGGTCCTCTACTCGACCAACGCCTCGCCGGTCCCAACCGCGGGCATCTGTGTCCTTCAGAGCACCAAGAACGCCGACAGCAGCTGGACAATCCGTGTCAACGGCGCAGGCGAAGTCTACATCTTCGATGTGTTGCCCGCAGAGTCTCTGCACGGCTTCGGCCTTCAGGTGTTCAATTCCGCGGGACAGGTCGTCTTCGACAGCTCGACCAAGCCACTCGTGGTCAAGGACAGGTATCACTTTTACGGGGTCGCCGACTTCTACGTCATTCCCGAACAGCACCTATCGGTGAAGCCTGCGACTGGCGGCTGGACGATCATCGAGGAGAACAACCTCGCGATGTATGCCAAGCCGAGCACGCAGAAATGGGGCTGGATCATCGACGGCGCTTTCACCGGCGTTGCCTACATCAACTCACCGGCCGGCGGTGGACCGAGCTCGTCCCCTTACGGCCCAGGTGATGCCAATATCCACAAGGCGATCGGCTGTCTTCACGCGGTCGGCGACAACTTCGTCGCGACCTACCGTGACTACAAGAACTACAGCGGCACCTATTGGAACGGCAACCAAGATCCACAAGCCGACTTCATGTTCGTGGATCTCACCGGCCTGTAGCGCGCCCGCGCCGCATGTGTTATGATACACATGCGCTCGCACTGCGAGCCCAGCTGGAGCTCTGAATAAGTGACAATTTCTCGCCGCATGGTTTACCTGGAGCAGCTCTTCGGGAGCGGAACTGTCTATGACAGCATCCAGGATACGGTCATCGCATCCGACAAGCTCTGGTCCTCGCAGAAGACCAGCGACGAGCTTTCGACCTATGCCAAGCTGAACAACAGCGTCTCCTTTTCCGCGCTCGCGATCGCCGGCGTGGACGTTGCTGATGCGCTCGCGCGCAGAGTTCCGACCCTGCTCGATGGCGAGAGCGTCGGCGGCTACACTGGAGTCGTCATTCCTGCCGGCTCGGTCACCATCGAAAACCAGACCAGCGGCGGTGGTTTCAACCTGTGGGACGGCGGCGTCAACGGCCCGCAGCTGTTCGGTTTCACCGACACCGCATGGACCCACTTTTGGGGGATCGGACAGTATAACTCTCCGACCAATCGCTACTGGCTCGACGCCGGCGATCGTGCGTTCGAGTTCAAGCAGCAGCCTTACATCGGCGCCAACGCGATCCTGGACGCCAGCAAGCTCGGCGTAGCGAATGGCATTGCCACGCTCGACAGCGGCGGCAAGGTTCCCGCGACCCAGCTTCCAGCGTTCGTTGACGATGTGATCGAGGTGGCGAACTTCGCCGCGCTCCCGGCCACCGGCTCGGCCGGCGTCATCTATGTGACGCTCGACAACAACAAGACCTGGCGTTGGGGCGGCAGCGCTTACGCCGAGATCAGCGCCAGTCCTGGCTCGACCGACGCGGTTACCGAGGGTTCGATCAATCTCTATTTCACGAACGCTCGCGCTGTCGCTGCGCTCGGTCCCACGCTCGCCAACTACGTCACGAGCAGCAGCCTCAACACGACCCTGGCGAACTATGCGACCACGGCCTCGCTCGCGAACTATGCGACCACGGCCTCGCTCGCGAACTATGCAGCGCTCGCGGGTGCGACCTTCACCGGCGATGTGACCGTCAACACGAAAGTCGGCATCGGCCAGGCTCCTGACGCGAACTTCCCGCTCGCCGTCCACAGCGCCAGCGGCAAGGTGGCGCTCTTCGGCGGCAGCGTGGACGGAACGATCGGCGCGCCGCAGATCGGGATCAATGACGGCACCAGGTCCGGCTCCTTCTGGATCAGCTCGACCGAGTTCGGTCTCGGCTCCTTCTCCAACGTCGATGTCGTGCTCTATCGGCAGTCGGTCGAGAAGCTGCGCCTGAATACCAACGGTGCGCTGCTCTCCGGCTCGCTGGCTCTGGCTCCGATGGTGGACCCCGCGGCACCTGCAGACGGAACGATCTGGTATTCGTCGGCCGAGGGCAAGTTCAAGAAGCGCCAGGGCGGATCCACGAGCGACATGGACACGACCCCCACTGGCGGCGGGTTCGTCACGGACGGCGATAAGGGCGATGTCCTGGTCGCGGGTGGCGGCTACAACTGGACTGTGCAGGGTTCGGCCGGCGACTTCGACGCGACAGGCAACCTCACGGTCGGCGGCACCGTCACTGTCAACGGAGCCTCGTTCAACACTCGCGGAGGAACCACGAGCATTGGGCCGACCGGCGGCACTTCTGACAATTCGGTCTACTTCGAGACCTCGAACTACTACCACTTCTGGACTTTCCGTCGCTGGGCGGCTGGCGCGCCCTCGACCCAGGCGCAGCTGCAGGTTGCTGACGCCGGCTTCTACTGGAGCGCGGGTTCTCATGTGTTCCGCAATGCCGCGGCCGACACGACCTACGCAACGATCAACAGCGGCGGTCTCACCGTTTCGGTGGCCGGAGGCGTTTGGTCACAGATCACCGGCGGGGCTGGCGTCAGGATGTATGACGACGCCAACGCGGGTTACATCCAGAGCTACAACCTGAAGCCGCTTCGCCTGAACTACTCGGGTAACGATGTCATCCTGCCGACCGCGACGTTCAGCTCGACCGGCGCGGCATTCACTGGCACGCTTACGGTTGGTGGCAACGCGGTCCTGACTGCGGCCGACAAGGGTGCCGCGAACGGTGTCGCTTCGCTCGATGCCACCGGCAAGGTTCCGGCCGCACAGCTGCCCTCGTTCGTGGATGATGTGATCGAGGCTGCAGACTTCGCATCTCTTCCAGGGACGGGATCTACCGGCGTCATCTACGTCACCCTCAACGACAACAAGACCTATCGCTGGAGCGGCTCGGCTTACGTCAACATCGCAGCGAGCCCTGGTTCAACCGACGCCGTTCCCGAAGGTGCGACGAACAAGTATTACACGGACGTTCGCGTTCGCGCTGCCACGCTCACTGGCCTGATCGATGTCGCTGGGACGGTCGCTGATACCGACACGCTGCTCAACGCGCTTGGCAAGCTGCGCAAGGGACTTGCTGACGCGAACACCGCTATCGCGGGCAAGCAAGCGTCTGGATCGTATGCGCTGACCACCGGCGCGACCTTCACCGGCACGCTGACGATGGACTCCAACATCGTCATGCGAGCTGGCCCCTATGTTATCTTCAAGGACTCGACCGGCGCGACCGAATATGGCCGCATCTTTGCGACTGCCTCTAGCGCGACTCTTCGCGGCAACGCCCACTCCTTCCAGAAGGTCGACGGCACGGTTGTCGCCTCGCTCGACAACAACGGCGGTCTGACTCTCAACTCCGGCTCGAACACCGCGCTGATCCTCGGTGCTCGCGACGGCACGAGCACGACAGCCACCCTCTACAACACCGCCAACCTGTTCCGCGTGTATTTTGGCGCGGACAGGTTCACGGTGGACTCCAGCGGCAACATCACCGCTACGGGCGCCGCCACCATTACCGGAACCACGACTTCCGGCTCCATCATCTCGACGAACGGCAACTTCGTTGCTCGCGGCAGTGGTGTTGGTGGCGAAGGTGGTCAGCTCACCCTCGGCTACGGCAATAATCTCGCGACTGGCATCACTGGTCCAGGTGGAAACAACACCTGGAGCGTCGATGTCCTGTCGGACCAGACCTTCCGAATCTTTCGCACCAACGGGGCGGGAAGTTCGCTGATCGCGATGTCGATTGCGGAAGCAGACGGAACGGCAACCTTCGCTGCGGACATCAAGACGCCTGGGAAGTTCGTCACCACGAACTCTGACGGTCTGCTGCTCCACAGCGGCACCACTTCGACCCCGACTGCGATCTTCCGCAATGACGGGTCGAACTTCTATTTCCTCTGCACGAACAACGAAACAACTCCGTCGAACAGCTGGAACGGGCTTCGTCCGCTGATGATTAACATGGCGAGCGGTGCGGTCACCATGTCGAACGGCCTCACCGTCAACGGCGGCGGCCTGAACGTCTCCAGCGGCACAACCACGCTCGGCATCACCAATACGAACGACATCACCGCATCTCGTGGCGATGGGACCGGCGTGATCTTCCTCGGTGGCGGATCTCGCTACCTCTACTACAACGGCACGACCTACGTCCTGCAGGCTGCGGGTCTGACCGTTGGCGGTTCCGTTACGGCTTCTGGTCTTGGCGACTTCATCACGCCGAACTCCGGCACCACCGGCGGCGTCCGCGTTCGTCAGGGTGCGGCTGGTAACGCAATCATTCAGTTCACGAACAATGCGGCATCGGCCGAATGGGGTAACCTCCAGGTGACCTCGACCGGCTCGATGACCTGGAGCGGCGGCTTCACGGCGACGACGATCACCGGAACCTCGGACAAGCGTCTGAAGACCAACATTCGGACGGTCGAAAACGCGCTCGATAAGGTCGCCAAGATGCGCGGCGTCCACTTCGAGTGGAAGGCGAGCGGCGAGGCTTCGTCGGGTGTCATCGCGCAGGAGCACCGCGAGGTTGCGCCCGAAGCCGTGATCGAGAACGACGAGGGTGTCCTGTCGGTCAATGACGCTGCGACCACCGCCTACCTGATCGAGGCGATCAAGGAGCTCAAGGGCATCGTCGAGGCGCAGGCTCGCGAGATCGCGGAGCTCAAGGCCGCGGCATGACCCTCCCCGCGTCAGGCACCATCACCTACGCGCAGATTTGCGCCGAGTTCGGTCTCGCGATCGGCTCGGTGTTCCCGACTGCGTTCTACGGCAAGGGTGGAGCTCCTTCGTCAGGGGCACTGTCCTTCTCCGACTTCTATGGACGCTCTGGTCAAAGCGCCGCGACCTACACGCCTGTCGCGGGCACCTACAACTATGACAACGGTGGACCTGGCGGCGGCACGCTGTCCAAGACGATCACCGCGAGCAGGGCAGTTACCTGGACCTTCACGATCACCGGCACGAACTCTGGATCAGTTAGCTCGAACGTCGCGAGCGGCAACTCGGCGGCGAGCATCACCTTCACGATGACGGCAGCTGCCACCAGCGCAACTCGAACCGCGACGGTCACGCTCACTGCCAATGACGGCGTTGCCAACCAGTCTTGGACGCTCAACCTCACGACCTACGGCAGCGGCGGTGGCGTCGGTGGAGCCACGATGACCCTATGATCTACGGCTTCTCGTCTGACCCCTCCCCTCCCAATGCCGGCATAAAGAACGCCCACTTCATTCAGCGGGACAGCGGCCTCACTATCGAGGAGATCAACCGTATCCGCGAAATTGGAGACGAGCTCGAAACCTACGGCGTCAGTCTCTACGGTGGGAACACCGATGAGCAGGTGAAGGCGACAGGCTCGCACTTCCCGCTGAACGACGACACCCGCTGGTTCTACGATCGCATGGCCGAGTGGGCGCAGGAGTTTAACGCGGAGACCTATCAATACGATCTCACAGGCTTCCACGAGAACTTCTACTACTTGAGCTACGACGCGAGCCTCGACGAGCACTTCAACTGGCACCTGGACATCGGCTGCGATACGCCGGCGCCGCGGAAGCTCTCGCTCGTGCTCCAGTTGAGCGACCCATCAGAATATGAGGGTGGCGATTTTGATGTCCTGGTCTCGACCGCGCACCACACGGCCAGGAAGCAGCAAGGCATCATCACCGCGTTTCCGTCCTACAAGATCCACCGCGTCACGCCGGTCACGCGAGGCAAGCGGCGCACCCTCTCAATGTTTCTGGTTGGGCCTAATTTCCGGTAGCTATTGACCCCGCATGCGTGGTAAAATGCATGCGTTATGACACACCTGCAGTTGGCCGCGGCCTCGATCATCATTGGTCTCCTGGTCGCGATCGGCTGGGGTGTTTGGCGTGTCCTGCGGCACACCAGCTTCGTCGCTGCGATCATCGCTCGAAATGTTCGGGCGACCGAGGATCTCGAAGACGAGCCAGAGCCGCAAGAGGACGACCACTCGATGCCCATCGGGTTCGGTGTCCGTCTACGGGAAAGGAATTGACACTTGGCTCTATTCGCAGCGCTCATGAGCTCGATCGCCGCTGTCACCGGCATCCTCGCAGTGGGATCCGGCAAGCACTGGCAGTTCACGGTCACCGACTACTTCCGCGGGAAACGTAACGCGATCCTGTATCTGTGGGTGACCCTCTCGACGATCTTCTCGATCTGCCACGCTGGCGCACTCCTGCAGTTCGGTCTGCCGCCTACGGCCACAACCATGTGGGGCGCGCTTCACACCTCGATCGGCGCTCTCCTGATCGCCGCTCATCTCTTCGTCCGATCGACGCTCTCCAAGGAGGTCGGACCTGTCGACAAGTATCTATGGGGAAAGAACAGCCGTGCAGTTTGACAACAACATGCTCCACTCGATGTGGGTGTTCACTGGCGGTGCGATCCTCGTGCTGCTGCAGTCGATCCTTTCCGGCGCGAAGCGGAACTGGTGGTCGCTGCTGCTCGGCTGCGTGCTCGGCGGTGCCGGCGCGTTCCTGGCCGGCCACATTTGGGCGGATAGCAAGTATGTCTACATCATCTGCGGCGTGGCCGCGGTGGTCACCGAGAACCTGCTGCTCGGCATTGTAAAGGCGAGCCAGGAGTTCGCCCAGCACCCGATCAAAGTCGGCATCCAACTCGCACGCACCTTCTTCCCGACCTTCGGCAAGGAGACCGGCGAGACCACTCAACCCATGAACACGGACGAACTGCAATGAGTCACCCGCGCGTAACCCCTGCCTGGATGGATCCCAAGAACATCAAGTGGATCACCATTCACTGTGCCGCAACGCCGGCCGGTCGCAATGACTCGGCCGAGAAGATCACCGGCATGGATCTGGAGCGCTTCGGGCAGCCGTCTTACCACTATGTCATCGAGCTCGACGGCACGGTGCATCAGACGCTGCAGCATTCCCAGGTTGGCGCGCACGTTGCGGGCGCCAACCACTGCAATATCGGCATCTGCTATGTCGGCGGCATGAACAATGCGATGACGAAGCCGATGGACACGCGCACCGATCTCCAGAAGCGCGCGATGGCCGATCTCGTGCGCAAGCTGAAGGCGCAGTATCCGCATGTCGTCATTCGCGGACACCGCGACTGGCCGCATGTCATGAAGGCATGTCCCTCTTTCGACGTTTCGAGCTGGCTCAAGTCCGAGAAAATATGACTTAAGTGCATGCTAGACAACACGCATGCACTAAGCTAATACGCTCGCAAGCGCCCCAAGGGCATCACAGGAGTTTGAATGAGAGCCTACGATCAGCGGTTTGCGTCCGTCTATAACGACCTCGACAACTTCCCCTCGCTTGAAGCCGTCGCCCAGGAAATGGGTTGCTCGATCAAAACCGTGCGCAACCGCGCAGGTGAGATGCGCGCGCTACGCGACGAGGGCGACCTCCAGGTTCCCCAGCTGATCTCCAGGATCGGCACCGGCCGCACGGCGGTCCAGCCGAAGCAGGAAGAGGAGCCGCCGGCGATCGAGTTCGTCGATCGGACGCTCGTCTCCTACCGACGCTACGACCCACTACCCGACAGAACCCGACGCTTCATCATCACGAGCGCGCAGGACGAAAGCTCCGTCCACCAGCCCTTCCTCGATCGACTCCACGAATATGCCGACTGGCTCGGCGACACCGAGATCCTGGTCGCCGGCTTCACCTACAACAAGTCCGTTTGGGACGATGAACAGGCGAAGCGCACGAGCAAGCGCGACAACCCGATCTACTACCACGAGAGCGTCCGCAATTACCTGGTCCACGATCAGGTCGAGATTGGCGACGGCCTCATCTTCTGCGGGGAGATGAACACCCTCCCGACCGCAACCAACCCCTTCTCGGGCTTCGAGACCTACACGCGCGATAAATGGGGCATTCTACCCCACGCCAAGCAGCGACTGCAGACGGTCGCTACAGCGAAGCGCAAGCCCACCAAGCACCTGCTGACCACTGGCGCGGTCACCCGTCCCAATTACGTTCAGAAGCGCGCGGGCATCGCGGCCGAGTTCCACCACGTTATCGGCGCCGTGATCGTCGAGCTCATGCCGGACGGCACCACCTTCGCTCGACACATCTCCACGGAGCTCGACGGCGACGGCACCTTCCAAGACCTCGATGTGATCGTGTCCGGCGAAGGGACCATCACCGAGGGCAATAGGATCGAGGCTCTCAATCCTGGCGACATTCACCACGAGAAGCTCGATCCCGAAGTGGCGCTCACGACCTTCGGCTACTGCCCCAAGGATCGGAAGATCATCAGCACCCATGCAACGCTGCTCGCTGACCTGAACCCCAAGTTCGTCTTCATCCACGACCTCTCCGACTTCTCGCCGCGGAACCACCACAACATCAAGGATCCGGCGTTCATCTTCAAGAACTGGCGCAATGGCACGGACAACGTGGCCTACGAGCTCGAAGGCTGCAGCCGGTTCCTCGATGCGATCAACGGGGGCGATCGGCAGATCGTCGTGATTCAGTCGAACCATGACAACGCGCTCCTGCGCTGGATCAAGGAAGCGGACTGGAAGACCGATCCGGTCAACGCCCAGTTCTACCTGGAGACCACCGCCGACTACATTCGTGCCCTCGCCGAGGGTGTCGAGGATCCACCGATCTTCGAGAGCGTGCTCCGCGACTTCTCCCCGATGGGTCTCTCTGGCGTCCGCTTCGTCTCGGAAGACGAGAGCTTCATGGTCTGCGGCGACATCGAGTGCGGCATGCACGGTCACCTTGGCGCCAACGGAGCTCGCGGCAACCCGCGGCAGTTCACGAAGATGGGCAGCAAGTCGAACACCGGCCACACGCACAGCCCCTGGCTCGGCGATGGGGCGGCGGTTGCCGGCGTCTCCGGCATGCTCGACATGGGTTACAACAAGGGTCTGTCCAGCTGGGACCACAGCCACATCGCCACCTACCCGAACGGGAGGCGTTGCATTCTCACGATGAGGAACGGTCGCTGGTTCGCTCCGAGGGGAAAATAGTCAAAGTCAATTCGCGATCTTCTATTGCATGCGTGCTAGAATACATGCATACAAGAACACATGCGTAGGAGTGCCCAATGTCTCGCGATCGTTCCAGGCAGGAGCGCAACCCCAAGGGGAAGCGCGCTCGCCAGGAAATCAGACTCCCTTCCGACCATATCCCCGCCCCTCGCATCCAGCGAAGCCGGAAACCCCTCGAACCGCAGACAGAAGCACAAGCTGCCTACCTCAACGCCATCGATGTCTATGACCTCGTGTTCTGCATGGGTCCGGCCGGCACAGGCAAGACCTACGTCGCGGCTGCTCGCGCTGCTGAAATGCTCGACGCCAAGGAGATCAAGAAGATCATCATCACTCGGCCAGCAGTCGGCGCCGAGGAAGAGTATGGCTTCCTCCCTGGCGAGCTCGAAGAGAAGATCGCTCCCTGGGCTGCTCCCGTTATTGCGATCCTCGAAGAGCGGCTCGGTTCCGGTCCTGTCGAATACATGCTCGACGCCAAGATCATCGAGATCGCCCCGCTCGGCATGCTTCGCGGCCACACCTTCAACGACGCTCTCGTTATTTTCGACGAGGCGCAGAATGCCACCCCCAAGCAGATGAAGCTGTTCCTCACTCGGTTCGGCAAGAACTGCAAAATGATCGTGGACGCCGACCCCTACGATCAGTGCGACCTTCCCGAAGGCACCCGCTCCGGCTTCGTCGACGGATGGGAGACCATGAAGGGGCACCGCAATGTCGGCTTTGTCGAGTTCACGCTCGACGACATCGTTCGCTCCGGCATGTGCCGCGAGATCCTCCTCCAATACGCCAAGAAGGGCACACAGCTTGGTCACAACCTCGGTTTCCACTCCCCCTCCTTCCTGTCTCAATCAGCCGGTTGACGACGCCACGACAGCTGCTGCGGTCTGCGGCGCATTCTACGGATGCTCCCAGCCCGCGGCGGCGATCGAGGGACTGATCGCGGCTCACGTTCCGAAGATCCACATCGGCGATGTCGCCGACATCTACGAGCGGCGCTGGTGGGACTATCGGCGAATGGCGCCAGGTCACACGTTCTACCTGTTCGCGCACCACTACTATCGCGCCAGCAAGATCGCAGCGAAGAAGATGATCGCCGAGCGCGCGAAAGGTTACTCGCGTCACGGCAGGATGATGTTCGGACTCGAAGGGCCAGCGCTCGTCGAAATGTCGGCCGAGAACCTGTGGGACCGCGACCAGGCGCATATCACCGGCCTGTGGAAGGCAATGCTCGTCGCAGACGCCATAGGGATGCCCTACAGCGAGTTTTGCAGGCTGGCGTGCAAGGTTGCCACCGAACGGCTTTGGAGCCGTCTACCGCGCCCCAGCCAGCTTTACAGCGACAAGCTGGCCGTGTTCGTCATGGATGAGTGGGACGCCCTGCGTAAGACCAAGTTCTTCGCCGCGCAGCACCCAGTATACGGCGTCGAGAGCTATGATGGCCGGCCGATGCAGGAAGGCTACCGCGCCTACCTGCTCGATCAGATCAAGCAGATCGACAACAAGGTGCCGGCGCTCGCCTCGGCGCTCTACTTCCGCCCGCAACTGCCACTCGATCTCGTGCAACAGCACTTCACCCAGCAAGTAATCGATCGAGCCTACGATCTCGCGCATTGACACCTAGTCGCGCGGTGAGTATGTGCGAAGCAACACACATGCAGAGGTTTAATGTCTGGATTTGACCAAGCGTTCCAGGAGCAACTGGCAGCGCATTATTTCAGGGACGACCACTTCGTTTCAGCCGCGGGGACGCTGGTGCTCCCCGACTATTTCACGGACCCCAATCTGCAGGCGCTCGTCGCTGTGCAGCAGAGCTATCTAACGCAGTATGGCGTCACCTGCTCGCCCAAGACGTTCGTTCAGTGGCTGCAGCAGGAGATCGCCGCGAAGCGCGCCAAGATCTCCGACATGAACGAAGCCAAGCGGCTGCTCGGCATCATCTACACCCACGACATCAAGGACCGGCAGTTCGTTCTCGACAAGATCATCGAGTTCGCCCGCACCCAGGCACTGACGAATGCAACCATGGATCTCGTGGACGCGCTCGACAACGGCAAGCCCGACTTCGTGGAGAAGGCGCTCCTCAAGATCGAGGAGGCGAAGAATGTCGGTGCTGCCGACACCGCGACTGCGGTCGATTACCGTCGCAGCTACCAGGACCGGAAGGCGCTGCGTAAGGCCAGGATGAATGGCTCGGTTTCCGCACTGGGCATCACCACCGGCAACGCCGAGCTCGACAAGCAGCTGACGCCCCACATGGGATGGGGGCGCAAAGAGCTCTCGATCCTCATGGGGCCGCCGAAGAGCGGTAAGACGGCAGCGCTGATCTCATTCGGTCTCGCAGCTGCCTACGCCGGCTACAAGGTCTTCTACGCGAGCCACGAAGTCAGCGAGGACATCATCGGCGAGCGTGCTGACGCGAACATCAGCGGCGTTCCCCTGAAGCAGCTGGGCGCGCGGGAGCTCGATGTCGATACGGCAATGGCCGCGTGGCACAGTCACCCTGGTCTTGGCGAGTTCATCGTCCAGGCGTTCCCGATGAACACCTGTAAGGTCAGCGACCTTCATCGGATCCTCAAGAAATACCAGGCGCAGGGAACGGACTTCGATCTCATCATCACCGACTACCTGGGCATCATGGCGCCGGAGCGTTACTACGAGCAGACCCGCAACGGCCTGGCCGAGATCGGCAAGAACCTCCGCGGTCTCGCGACCATCTTCAACGCCGCCGTAATCACCGGCTATCAGACCAACCGTGACGGCACCAAGAAGGCGGCACGCACCGTCAGCGACGGCACCGACGCAGCCGACGATTACGAAGTCGTCCGCACCGCCGACGCGCTCATGACGATCAACCGCACCGAGGACGATCGGGACAACGGCCAGTTCGTTCTCTACTTCTCGGAGATGCGCAACGCCGAGACCGGCCTGAAGATGCGCTTCAGCCAGGACATGCGGTGCATGCGGTTCATCATCGATTTCCTGGGATACGACTGATGTATCCCGCGCGCGGGACCGGCAGCGAATCCATATATGGCGATGATTCTGCCTACAAACAGGTCACCGCCGAGGAGTTGCTCGATCACATCGGCGTCGACTACCGGCGCACGAGTGGCAGCCGCGGCCGGCAGTTCCAGATCAGGGAGTGCCCCACTTGCGGCCGGTCGGACTGGAAGGTCTACCTGGGAGAGGACAGCGGCTACGGCAACTGCTTCCACGGCTCCTGCGAGACCAAATATAATCTGTGGACATTCGCCGCGGCGCACCTGGGCAATCCAGAGTCCAAGGAAGTCGGCGCCCTGTTCGAGGAGATCGCGAAGGCAGGAGGCTGGAAGCCCAAGGCCAGGCCGCAGCGCGTGATCGTGCCGGCGTTCGAGGGCGACCTAGAGCTCCCCAGGAACTACCACCTGCCGGACAGAAACGGCAGCGTGGGCATATATCTCGCCGGCCGCGGCATCACACCGGATCTCGCCCGCGCCTTCGACCTTCGGCACGGCATCGGCTCCTACAACTATGTGGACGAAGACGGCCAGGCGAAGTCGATCTCGTTCGCTGGCCGCATCATCTTCCCGATCTACGACGCGAACGGCAAGCTCGTGACCTTCCAGGGCCGCGATACGACCGGCACCAGCGACCGAAAGTATCTCTTCCCTGCCCGACTGCCCTCGACGGCGCGCTTCATCTACAACGCGCATCGAGCGAAGGCAGAAGGCTGGGCGCACGGTGTCATGGGTGAAGGCACCATGGACGTTATCGGCATCCAGCGCGCGATCGACGAGGACCGCAACATGCGAGGGATCGGCGCGATCGGATCCTTCGGCAAGAGCCTGACGCTCGACATCGACCCGAACATGCCGACGCAGCTGCAGGCGCTGTTGGAGCTCAAGGCAGCCGGCATGAAGATCATCACGATCATGTGGGACGGTGAGTGGGTAGCGCTCAAGTCAGCGGTGAAGGCCGCCGGCAAGCTGCAGCTGCACGGCTTCCTGGTTCGCATCGCCCTCATGCCGAAGGACAAAGACCCCGCCGATGTCGAGTCGCGAGTCGTGCGCAAATCGATTGAGTGTGCGATTCCATATACGCGATCACTCGAAGCCAAGCTGCGTTTGCGTGACCCATACAACACACATTGATGGGAAATGCATACCTTTAACTTTCGATAAGCTTTTAGCGGTTGCACAGAGAGAAAACGACCGTTAGAGCACGCGAACTGTTCTCATTCTGTTCACTTATGTCAATGGCTAGTGTGTGTTTGTCGCTTGACAGACAGCTCGGTGAAACTCAAAAGCGCGTTGTGCATTCTATAACGCATCTAATAACCGAAGCACACAGGGACGGAAGGATAGGATCATGGCAGTAGCAGCAGCATCTGCTGGACAAGCACAGAGCGGGGACTTCCCGCTCAAGGGAACGGAAGCGCAGCGGATGCTCGCAGACGCCCTCGAACGTGCCTGGAGAGAAAAGGACCAGAGCCAGCGCTTCATCGCCGGTCAGCTCGGATACAAAAGCTCGGTCGTCTTGAGCCACATGGCTCTCGGTCGCGTTCCCATTCCGGTCGATCGAGCCGTCGACTTCGCTCGCTACCTGGGCATGGACCCGAACGAGTTTCTCCTCGCGGTGCTCAAGCAGCGGCACCCCGAAATCGACTTCGACCGTCTCCTGACCAAGGGGAAGATGCCGAAGGGCAAGGCGTCCAGCAGCGCGCTCGCCGACGAGCTCGCGGCTACGGCGGGCAAGCCGCTCGACGAGCTGAACATCGGACAGGTGAAGGTCATGCGCGAGGTCGTGCAGGACCAGAACGCACCGCGGCGCTGGGTCGCCAGCCACGAGATCGGCATGATCGAGCAGATCAGGAAGCTGCGGCCGGATGGTCTGACGCCCGCCGAGAACAAGAAGCTGATGGAGTGTCTCGAAGCTCTCTAAACCAGGTTGGCATCATTGAAGCTGGGGCTGCGCGTCTTATCTGACGCGCGGCCCCTTTTCGTTTGGTCGTTGCCTTGGGGCTGTTCATCGACAGTAAGGGATGAAGGCAGTAGTGGCGGTCGTAAATGCGTAGAGGGAATGAAATGCATGCAGTAGAAATCATACGGCGGATGCTCGCTAACGGAATCTATATCCAGCGGATGCTCGGCGGTCGCGGGCTCGTCGGCCTGGCGCTGATCGAGGCATATTACGCTGACTGCGCGTGGCAGACCATCCAGCAGATCGCCCACAAATCGACCATGAGCGAGGACACCGTTCGCCGGCGCCTTATGTCCCTGATTAAGGCCAATCGCGCCGTCGAGAAGGTCGAGGATGGACGGAAGCTCTACGCGATCAAGCCTGCCACGGCGAGGCAGATCATGAAGCGAGTCTGCGAGCACGAAAAGGCACCCGTAGTGGTTCCCGACTGACCGCAACTTGCGGGCGCAAACTGCTATCCCCCACTCGCACATTACAGAAAAGCAATTTAACGGACGCGGTAACAATAACGACGAAATCACAGGGGGTTGGGCCGTGTCGAATGTCACGAAACTGCCAGGGGTCTTTAGGCAGGACGCAATTCAGATCGTTCAGGATTTTGACTACTCGGATTTCTGCGCACTGCTGGAATCTGGCGTGGCCGAGAACGTCTCGCATATCAACGGCATGACCATCCTCAACCTGCCCCGCTGCTCGATCATCTGCAATGGCGACCGCTGCACATCGATTATCGCCGTGGGCGCGAACATCGATCGCATGATCGAGGAAGCGCACGAGCGCCTCGAACCGATCTGCGCGGCCGGATAGGCTTCTCACTTCCCTAACAGAAAGCCACTAGCGTTCGCGCGCTCGCGTATATAAAGCGCATGTTTGACGACACACACAAACGAGCGAGGAGAGAATAATGCGAGGACGCAGGGGCGCAGTGAAACCGATGAAGGCGACTTCGTTTCGTGACTCGGTTGCTAAGACCGTCCGCATGCTCACGCGCGATCAAGTCCAGGTCTGCTTCCGCGGTTTCAAGCCGCATGTGGTCGCGGTCAAAGGCAAGGTCGTTCGCATGGTCCTGCCGGAGATCAACGACAACGCGCCGGAAGCCCTGATCGAGGCCATGCAAGGCTATCTCGATCACGAGTGCGGGCACATCTTCTTCACTCCGTTCCTGCGGACGGAAGAAGAGCTCAACGGCCTCGGTCGAGGCGCGCGTAAGCTGAAGGGGCAGTTCCTCAACATCGTCGAGGACATTCGGCTTGAGAAGCTGCTGCCGCGCGAGCTCCCAGGCACCAAGGACAATCTTGAGCGCATGTATGAAGCGGTCATGGACGACTACTTCGGCGTTCACATTCAGAAGGCTATCGCCGCCGGAGCATCGCCGGCGAAGATGATGGGTGTCTGCATCGTCGTCGGCTTCCGCGCGCTCGCGGGGCAGAAGGCGTTCATGAACTACATGGACACTCACAACCTGTGGCCGCACATGACGCCCCTCACCAGCCGCATGCCGACGCTCGCGAAGGATCTCCAGTCCATGGAGACCTACGACGATGTGATCGCCATCGTGGACATGGTTCTGAAGGCTATGTCACCGCAGCAGCGCGCGGCGGCCGAGAAGGCAGCCGAGGAAGCTCCCGACGATCCTGAAATCCAGGGCAGCGGCGGCGACCAGGAGCCGGAGGACGATCAGGAGCAGGAAGAGAACCAGCAGTCCGAGGGCAAGGGCAAGCAGGAAAAGGACGACACCGACGCCGAGGAAGAAGGCGACGAACCCGACAGCGGTGATGCCGGCGACGACGAGGGCAACTCATCCGAGGGCGACGATGCCGACGATGGTGACGGCGGTGAGGAAGAGTCCGACGACAAGGGCGGCGGCGAAGGTCACGGCGACGGTGAGGGCACCGACGATGGATCCGAGGAAGAAGGCGGTGACTCCTCTTCCGACGAACAGGGCGGCGACGACACCGGCGGTGGTGATGAAGGCGACCAGGACGAGCCGACCAGCGGCGGTGACGAGGGTAATGACAATCCCACGATCACGGACGCGCTGAAAAAGCTCGATCCCACTCAACGTAAGGTCATTTATCTGCATAAGAAAAAGCGACAGTCGATTGAGCAAATCGCTCAAAAGACAGGCTTGGACGAGAATGCAGTCAAAGCAACGCTCCGCGATGCTCGACGTAATCTCGCGAAATACATGGGGAGTGCCGCTTAATGCTTACTGCAGACGACGCGCTGGACATTATCGACATTTACGGACCTGACAGCAAAGACTGGCCTGGGTTCGCGAGGTCGGACATGGATGCTCTGATCGCGAGCGACGAGGATGTCGCCGCGTATCTGCGGCGCCAGAAGATCATCGACGACATGCTCAACGGCTGGGAGGAAGACAAGGACGGCGCCCACATCGAGGACGACGAACTTGAGCGCTCCCAGGACGACGACTGGCCGGACATGGACGACGAGGAGCTCGACGAACCAGCCGAGCCCGAAACCTCCGAGGACGGCGACGAGCAGGACGAAGAGCAGTCCGGCGAGGGCGACGAAACCGACGAGGACGAAGAGCGCGGTGAAGGTGGCGACGAAGAGACCGAAGAGGACTTCTCGATCTCGCCGCCGGAGGACGATGAAGTCGAGGACGAAGAGGAATATCTCCCTGGCCTCGACGTTGACGCCGACAGCATCCAGGACATGGACGAAATGTTCGAGGCGAAGATCGCGGCGTTCGTCGACGAGTCAGTCGATGGGCAGTTCAACGTGTTCAGCCGCGACCGCGACGGGTTCGTCGACATCAAGGTGCCGGAGGGCACCACGCTGGAGCCGATCGACCAGGCTGTTGCGAAGGCTGTTGGTCCGCTGATGAAGGACTTGCGGCGCATGATCGCAGCGCGCAGCCAGGTTCGTCGCATCCCAGGCAAGCGTTCCGGCCGGCTTCACGCGCCGTCATTGCACCGCATCCGCCTGGGCGACGATCGCGTGTTCTCCCGCAAGGAAGAGTCACCGTCGCTCAATACCGCGATCACCCTCCTGATCGACTGCTCCGGCTCCATGAGCGGCGGTTCGCTGCGCTTGGCGACCGAGACAGCCTATGCGCTCGCGACCGTCCTCAACAAGCTGGGCATCGCGTTCGAGGCTATCGGTTTCGCGGACGGTTGGGCCGAGGGCAGCGCAACGCAAGAGGAAGTCCGTCAGTGGCAGGACGAAGCGTTCGAGGCGTCGAAGCAGCATCCGATCGGTCGCATGCAGCCGCTCATGGTGCCGCGGTTCAAGGCGTTCGAGGACCGCTGGACCATCCCAGTTCAGCAGCGCTTCGCTGCCGTGTTCGACGACGAATATAACGTCCAGATGGGCTCGACTCCCGAAGGCTGCGGTCTGGAGTTCGCTGCAAAGCGCCTCCTGCAGCGCCCCGAAGATCGGAAGATTCTCATGTGCATGACGGACGGCGAGCCGATGTGCTTCGGTTACAATCAGTCCGGCGCGAAGGAGAAGTCCGACTACGCGCACTCGCGGGACATGGTGAAGTCGATCGAGATGGCGGGCATCGATCTCGTCGGTATCGGCATCGATCACGATGGGCCGACGCGTTACTATCCGCGGAGCCTGGTCATCCACAATGTCGATGAAATGCCGAAGCTGCTGATGGGCGTCCTCAAGCAGTTCATCCTGGGCTGACACTTTCCACCGTGAAGCCACTTGCTAGGACCGAACCTGCATAGTAGGTGACACACACAACGACGACGAAACAAGCGAGGAGATTGACGATCATGGCGAAGATTAACAAGAACGAAAAGATCGCCTGTGCGATCTGCGGCGATATGGTCCACCATATCGGCGACCACCTGAAGAAGGCGCATCCTGACTACACAGTCGAGCGCTATCAGTCGGAGTTTCCGCAGTCGCCGCTCTGGTCGAAGGCGTTCGAGGCGGCGCAGGAAGCTGTGACCCAACAGAAGGTCGAGCAGGCGAAGGCTGCGCAAGCGATGATGGGCAAGATTCTGCCGGTGGTCGCTCCTGGTTCGATGGAAAAGCGGCCGATGCACGAGGTCTTTGGGCTGCCGCTCGACGACAACATGCGCTCCGCAAAGAAGCGCAATCAGCAGCAGGGCGACCCCATCATGATCGATGTGATGTTGCCGGAGAAGCTGGACGACATTTGCCGCGAGGCAATCCCCACCCTCGACGAGGGATATGTGTTCGACGGCGAAGAGCTCAAGGACGCCGTAATGGCGATCGCGCTCAACATGCCGCTCTACGCATGGGGCTTTCACGGAACGGGCAAGACGACGCTGATCGAACAAGTCTGCGCCAGGCTCGGTCGACCGCTCCTTCGCGTCCAGCATACGGACACAACCGAAGAGGCGCATATCGTCGGACAGATGGTCGTTCGCGACGGCGGCACCCAGTTCGACTATGGTCCTCTCGCCGAAGCGATGCTTCGAGGCTGGGTCTATCTCGCCGACGAATATGACTTCGCCCACCCCGCGGTGATCGCGGTCTATCAGGCAGTCCTCGAAGGCAAGCCCCTCTACATCAAAGAGGCGCCGCCCTCGCAGCGACTGGTGAAGCCGCATCCGAACTTCCGGTTCGTCGCGACGGGCAACACGAACGGTTCCGGCGACGATACGGGCCTCTACAGCGGAACCAAGATCGGTAACGCTGCAGCCTACTCCCGCTTCGGTGTGACCATCCAGGTCCACTACAAGCCGGCCGAGGTCGAAGTGAAGATCCTGCGCAGCCACATCCAGGTGCCGCAGGAGATCGCCGAGAAGATGGTCGATGTCGCCGGTCGCATCCGCGATATGTATGGCAAGGGCGAACTGTCGCTTCCGATCTCGACGCGCGAGTTGGTCCGCTCGACCATCCTCGGTGCCGTCAAAGGCGGTCAGTTCGTGCGGGGCTTGGAGCTCGCCTACATCAACCGTCTGGACAACACCCAGGCCGAAGCAGTTCGCCAGTGCGCGCAGCGAGTCTTCGGCTGACGATCTCCCCGACCGTGCTCGTCACACGGTCTCCTCGCGGGGGTGAGCGCTAGTCGCTCACCCCCATTTTCCAGTCTTGCGCACCCTAGCAGGTGCATGCTAAGTGACACACATGCTCCCCAATGGTTGCTTCGGTTCGACACTCGCATACGCGCCACAGAGCGCGGTCTGCATCGCGTGTCCCGCAACCGCGCAGTGCGGAGCGATCGTCACTAACCGCCACCCCAGGTTCATGATGCTCCTGCAGCGCTTCTTCGACAGCGACGGCAATCCGATGCACGAGCAATGGTTCTCGCCAGCCGAGAAGGCAGAGCGGAAGAAAGAGCGCGACCAGGCGCTGTTCGCCGAAGCGATCATGGAGACCTTCGGTGATGCTTCCATGGCTGCTCGACTGCGAGCGTCACTCGACAAGCGCCTCTGGCCGACGCTCGACAAGTGCATCCGCCGACGCATCAACCCCATGACCAGTGACCTTCGCCGGCTGGCGTCGGTCTCTGTGCCCATGAAGAGCGCGATTACAGCGCTTCAAGCGCAACCGCAGACCTTGACCACCATCGCAGCTGCCATCGCGTCTGACGCGTCTGTGAGCGCAGCTACAGCGAGGCGCCACGCGAGCGGTGTCGTGACCTTTTTGAAGCGGTGCGGTCGCATCGTGGAACGCAACAACAAGCTGGAGATCAAATGAACATTCACCCGCTCCTGGGTGTGCGCACCGACTTGTCGCTCGGCGAGTCCATTATCGGCACCGACGACCTTGGCAAAGCAATCGAGAAGGCCGAGGCCGATGTGATCTGCGTGACCGACACGATGTCCATCACGGCGCTGATCGACGGCAGCAAGTCTGTCGGCAAGCTCGGAAAGAAGCTGATCGTCGGCGTTCGAGTGCGCGTGATCGAGAAGGGCACCGACGCGGCCGGTGAGAAGGTGAAGGACTGCGACGAAGCGTTCCTCAAGTTGTTCCCGATCAACGAGGAAGGTGTTCGCTCGATCTATCGACTGCTGACCCGCGGGTTCCAGGACGACCGCTTCTACTACTACCCGCGCGTCACCTGGGACGATCTGATCGAATGCTGCAGCGACGACTGCTTGGCGCTCTCTACAGGTGACACACAGAGCGTCGTGAGCAACGATGGGATGGTCGCTGGTCTCATGAGACTGTCGCGCGCAAAACGCTTCGCAGCGCGCTTCTATGAGCTTGTGCCATGCACGACTCCCTACTTCTCTCGCCAGAACCGTCGCGCGATCAAGATCGGCGGTGCGCTCGGTTTCGAGCCGCTCGTGGTCATGCCCTCGCTGTGGCTGGAAGACGGTCAGGAGCTCGCGTTCTCCTGCAACGCGTCGATCGCCGAGCGGCGCCCCTACCCCGATTACCTGCGACCGCAGAGCAAGTTTCGGCCCATGCGAACGATCGAGCTGGCGCAAGCGACCGTCGATGCCGCGTTCGCGGTGGCGAAGCGATACGATGAGGAGATTGGCGAGCTTTTCAAGCAGGGGCTCGCGAACACGGACAAGCTCGTGCAGCTGTGCAGCGGCTATTCCTGGTCGAAGCAGCCGGCGAACCTGCCGCAACTCGCGGACGATCCCGACGCAGAGCTCGTGAAGCAGTGCAAGCTAGGCTGGGTGAGCCGGTTCCGTGCCCCTGTTCTTGCGCACCAGCCCACCCAGCAGGAGCTCCAGGCGACATATCTCCCCCGGCTCCAGTTCGAGTTGGATACGCTGAAGCGCCTCGGTTTCGCAAACTACTTCCTGCTCGTGCAGGACTTGGTGCAGTGGTCCAAGCGCAACGGCATCTATGTCGGTCCTGGTCGTGGATCCGTGGGCGGGTCGCTCGTCGCCTATCTCATGGGCATCACTGACGTTGACCCCATCCGCTTCGACCTCCTGTTCGAGCGGTTCATCAACCCCGACCGTCTCGACCTTCCCGACGCCGACCTCGACTTCATGTCCACACGCCGCGAGGAAGTCATTCAATACCTCACGCAGCGGTGGGGCGCGGACAAGGTGGCGGGCATCGTCAACTACAATACCATGGGCGCCAGGTCGGCGCTCAAGGATGTCGCCAAGATCTTCGGTGTGGACGCCTCGCGAATGAGCGCCTTCATTGGTGACACGCACGGTGTCGGCCACGGCCTCGAAGAGGCTCGCGAAATGTCGCCGGAGCTCGACGAGTTCGCCAGGCAGAATCTCGGCATCTGGAGCCACGCCACTACCCTCGAAGGGAAGATGCGCGCTTACGGCACCCACGCCGCTGGCATCATCGTCGCCCAGGATCCAATCGTCGAGCGCGCCGTGATCGAGAAGCGCGGTGGAGCTCGCGTCATTAACTGGGACAAGCGGACCAGCGAAGAGCAGGGACTCATCAAGCTCGACGTTCTCGGCCTTTCCACGCTCGATATGTTCGACCAGGCGACGAAGCTGATCTTCCAGCGCCACGCCACGAAGCTCGACATCAACAGCATCCCGCTCGACGACGCGCCGACGCTCGACATCTTCTCGACCGCCAAGACGGCCGGTGTCTTCCAGTTCGAGGGCGGCTCCGTTCGACGGCTGTTGAAAGAGATGGCGAAGACGCAAGCGCTGGACTTCGAGGATCTCGTCGCGCTCAACGCGCTCAACCGTCCAGGTCCGCTCGATGCGGGTATCACCGACAGCTACATTCGCCGGCGTGCTGGCATCGAAGCGGTCACCTATCCGTGGCCGTCGCTCGAAGAAGTCCTCAAGCCGACCTTCGGTGTGATCTGCTACCAGGAACAGGTGATGCAGGTCTCCCGCGTCCTGTGCGGTTACACGCCAGGTGAAGCGGACATGCTGCGCAAGATCATGGGCAAGAAGCTGCCCGAAGAGATGGCGAAGCAGCGCGACAAGTTCGTCGACGGCGCGGTCAATCTCTCCGGCATGCCGCGAGACCAGGCCGACAAGCTGTTCACCGACATCGAGGGCTTCGCCGGCTACGCGTTCAACCGATCGCACGCCGTCGAATACACGCTGATCTCGTATCAGGCCGCCTACATCAAGGCCCACTATCTCGTGGAGTTCTACGCAGCCTCGATGGGCATCGCGAGCTCCACCCTGCCGACGATCGTCAAGCAGGCCCGCGCGGACGGCATTCAGGTGCTACCGCCAGATGTGAACAACTCGACCCACCAGTTCGAGCCGCTCAACGATGTGATGATCTCCGCACCGCTGTCAGCCGTCATGGGCGTCAGCGAGAAGGGTTGCCGTGCAATCATGGACGCGCGAGCAGCGACCGAGCCGGTCGTGATCGAGACTGCATCAGGCCGCGGCAAGGCGCGCACCATCACCAGGACCAGCTATGGACCTGGCCCCTTCCAGTCGATCGAGGACTTCCGCAACCGCGTCGAAGCGCGAGCGGTCAACTCGAAGGCGCTCGACAACCTCAACCGCGTCGGCGCTTTCGCTCGCATCGAGCCAGGTCAGCTGCCAGCCACCGACAAGAGCCGGCAGAAGGACCAGATCGAGCTCATGCCGGACCTCGCCGACCAGGGCGTGATCGCCGATCGGGAAATCCGCGTCTGCGAGCAAGCGTTCGAGCAAATGACGGACATCTACGAGGAAATGTTCGACCTTCTGCCCTACAAGCCGGTGGACACATTCGTCGGCTCGGACTCGAAGATGATGATTATCTTCGACCACCCGTTCAACGACTATGACTCGCTCCCGAACGCCTACAGCTTCCGCGAGTATGTGATTCCGTCGCTCAACGCCGCGGGCATCAAGGTCCAGGAGATCGTCGGAAGCTACGTCGCTCGCCGGCCGAAGAAGAAGACCGAGAAGGAAGTGCCCGCCGCCGAGCGCGCGCAGACCCTCCCCTTCCTCATGCGAGAGATCGAGATCCTGAAGCCGCCGGTGATCGTCCTCTGCGGCACCAACTCGATCAAGGCGTTCTTCCCCGACATGAAGAAGCCGAGCGAGTGCGTCGGCCACAAGGCATTCTCGTCGGCGCTCGATGCGACGGTGATCGTCGGCTTCAATCCGACCTCGATCTACCATGACGCCTCGAAGGCCGACAAGCTGACCGAAGTGTTCAAAGCAGCAGCAGAATTGATCGCCGTCTAAAATAGTGCTTGCGCACCTAGAGTGCATGCATTATGACACACACAAGCTAGAGACAAAGGGCACATGGAACTCCAGACATTCATCGACGTAGCAGCGTTTTCGGAAGAGGTTCAGGGTGAACTCACCGACCTTACCGCAGCCATGCAGACGCAGACCGCTCGCACCGCCTATTATGGCATGCAGCATGCGGGAGCGAAGAAGCAGGCGAACAAGGTCGAGCTGATCGCCAAGTCGGTCGAGGCGCAGCTGACCAAGAAATACCGCAAGCAGCTGGAGGACGGTGCCCGCGAGGAAGTCGAGGGGACCAACAAGGCTCCAGTGCGCGTGACCGCCGAGATGGTGAAGTCCGCGGTTCACCTGGACCCCAATTTCATCAAGTATGCCCAGCTGCAGATCGACGCCGACGAGATCGAGCAGGTCTGTCGCGTGGCATACGACGCCTTCAAGACTCGCCGCGACATGCTGATCTCCCTCGGTCAGCTGTCTCGTGCGCAGCTTGCAGGCAATGCCACAGTCGCCGGCGCCGTCCAGGTTGCCAATCGACACCGCGATCGCCTCGCGAACCGCGGCCAACCTTCTTCAGATCAGGCTTCGGTCGCGTAGCGAAGCCATTTGAAAAGCCAAGAGCAATTGTGCTCTCGGTGCGTTATTAACAACACACCTACGCGAAGGAGAAAGTGAACAAATGAGTCAGGGTGCATTGAGTATTGCCGATCGTCTCGCGATGCGTCGCGGCGAGATCGCGCAGGGCAAGGCGAAGGGGCTTCGTCCTTTCAAGCTGCCGCAGGGTAAGACCCTGTTCCGCATCATTCCGCAGAAGGGCTATCCGGCGAACATCGCCCCTGGCACCTTCGGTATCGAGCGCCGCTTCGGTATGACCTACCTCAAGTCGCTCGACGGAAAGAACATCGGATCCATTGGCGATCGCGAGATCACCTACGGCCAGTCCGACCCCGTTCGCGACATGATCTTCCAGGCGATGCGCGAAGCGCCGTCGCAGGATGTCAAGGAACACTACCGCGACTTGCTTGCCAATCCGCGTATCGTGTTCTGCGCGCTCATTCTCAACCACCCGCAGAGCCAGAAGCCGGACGAGCCGGTTCTCCTGGAAGTCAGCGAGACGGCGTTCGACGAGGGCATCCTCGCACAGGCGCAGGTTTGGGGCGACACCGGCGTCGATGTGTTCGACCCTGTGGAAGGTCATGTCTTCCAGGTCGAGAAGGCTGGCACCGGCATCGACACCAGCTACACCTGGGCGGTCACCCCGCAGAAGGCTCCGATCAAGCAGGAGATCCTCGACAAGGTGATCGATCTCGACGGCTGGGTTACCTCGCTCTTCGAGGGCAAGGAGCAGCGCTGCTTCGAGGCGCTCGCGAAGCTGAACGCTTCGGCGGGTCTCTCGATCGCCGCCCCGCAGTCGGTCCCGCAGATCGCTGGCACGAACACGACCGCCACTCCGGCGCTCGCTGCTCCGGCCGCGGCTCCGCAGACCCCTGCTACCCCGCAGCCGGCCGCCCCGACCATGGTCACCCATGCGGTCGAGGACGCCGACTACGAGGAAGTCGCAGACGAAACACCGGCGCCAACCGCAGCTGCTCCGGCCGCTGCACCGGCTGCGCCGGCCCCCACGCCGCCCGCAGACCCTGCGCCGGCCGCAGCTGATGGAGAACCGGACCTCGCGTCCATTCTCGCTTCGCTGAACTAAGAGAAGTGCCAGGGGGTGGGCACCCTGCCCCCAGGTGTTCGTGAGCCAGCGACGGGCTGATAAACCGTGCGGCCGGCTTGCGTGAAGGTGGGGTGCGCGCCGTTTTCTCGTCGTGGCGCGCACCCCTTGTTTCAAGGATTTCGCGTGAAGCATCACACCCTCATTGACGGCAACTCGGTCGGTCACGCTGCACAGCATGGCTTCGGCGCGAAGGGCAAGAAGCTGCAGGCCGGCGGTCAGGAGACCACCGCGATCTTCGGCATGATGCAGTCGATGCAGAAGCTGATGCGCACACGCACTGGCACCGCCCCTGTCGTGCTGTGGGACGGTCGCAGCTGGCGCTACGAGCGCTTCCCCGACTACAAGGGCAACCGCACCGCAACCGCTGAACAGCAAGCAGAGCGCGAGCGCTACAAGTCGCAGCGCCGCTTCATGTTCGAGGGGCTGCACTACCTGGGCATCAAGCAGCTGATCGCGGGCAACATGGAAGCCGACGATCTCGCTGCCATTCTTTCACGGCAATACGCCGCGCAGGGCGACAAGGTGAGCCTCATCACCGGCGACAAAGACTGGCTGCAGTGTGTGCAGGATGGTGTCGCCTGGATTGACCACAAGCACGACCGGAAATGCACGGTCGAGAACTTCACGGCGTTCACCGGCTACAAGACCCGCACCGCATTCGTCCACTCGAAGGGGTTGCAGGGCGACAGCGGCGATAACGTCAAGACCAACATCGGCATCGGTGAGAAAGGAGCGTTGGATCTCCTGTCGGTGTTCGCCGACTGTCACGAGTTCCTGGGAATGGATCTCGACGAAGCCACCGTCCGCTGGGGCGGCAAGCTCCCCAAGAAATACCGCGACTTCCATGAGAGCCAGGAGCTCCGCGATCGGTTCGAGTGGGCGCTCGAACTCATGGACCTGAATCACCCCAAGATTCCGACGCCAACGGGCATCAAGGCAACCCGCGCGCCGGTCAACCGCCAAGCCTTCGAGCAGTTCTGCATGCGCTTCGGCATGTCGAGCATGCTCCGAGACATGGACCGTTTCATCAAGCCTTTCGAGACAATGGAGGATTTTCACGCATGAGTTTGGCCGACGCGCTTGCCAGCGCACTACAGAAGGGTGGCGTTCAGTCCGATCCCATCAAGGACATCGGTTGCCACCTTTCGACCGGCGTTCCGAATGTCGATTTCATCATCAGCGGCAAGTATCGCGGTGGTGGCTTCAAATCTGCCCGCATGGTCGAGATCGCCAGCCCCGCGTCGGCTGGCAAGACCCTGCTCGCGCAGCATGTGATTAAGGAAGCACAGAAGGCCGGTGGTGCCGGCGCATTCCACGATCACGAAAAGACCTTCGTGCCTGATCTGTTCGAGCGGTTCGGTGGCTCGGTCCAACCTGGAGTGTGGACCTACAAGCGCCCCGAAACATTCGAGGAGTCGCTCGACCAGGCGGTCGACTGGATGGAAGCCATTCGCAGGGCTGATGTTATTCCGTTCGAGGCGCCGCTCGTCTGCGTCTTCGACTCGCTGGCTGCGATGGTCCCCGCGTCCGACATGGACCGCGATCGCTCCCAGGCGAAGAACATGAAGGAGAAGCTCTCGCTCGCCACCACGACGAGCCAGGAGTTCCCTGCGTTCAACGCCTTCATCGAGAAGAACAACATCCTGGCGATCTTCTTGAACCAGATGCGCATGAAGCCTGGGGTGACGCACGGAGATCCGCGCTACACGCCTGGTGGCGAAGCACCGTTCTTCTACGACGCCGTGAAGCTCTACCTCGGCCGCTCCCTCGATCGCGAGAACAAGGCCGACGCGAGGGAAGTCACTGGTCAGACGGTGCGCGTCGAAACGGTCAAGAACAAGACCTACCGCTCCCACCTGAAGACGGAGTTCAAGTTCAAGTTCCTGCCCGATGGCACCGGCTACATCGATGTGGTCGAGACGATGCTCGATCACCTTCGGGAGATCGGCAAGCTGGAGACCAGCGGCGCCTACATCGTGTGGGAAGGCAAGAAGCTCTACAAGAGCCAGCTGCTCCCGCAGATCGCGAACGAACCTGGCATCGTCGATCGCCTGATCGACATGGCGGTCGCATGAACCTGACCACCCTGCCCCTCTATGTGCTGCTGCCGCTTCTCGCGGTAGCAGCCTTCATTCAGAACGCCGCGTTCACGGCGGTCAGTCGGTCGCGCAACAGCGCCGATGTCGGCTACCACCGTCGCTGCGCCTGGGCCTCGAACGCCGTGTGGTTCACCATCCAGGTCGGCCTCTTCGGAATCCTTTGGCAAGCGCTCACAACGGGCTCCTTGTTAAAGGTTGCGCTCGTGGGTGTGACCTACGTCCTCTCAACCACCGAGGGCAGCTGCTTCATGATGGGGCGGATGCTCAAGCGTGAGCAGGGAAAGCGCCAGGTCGGAGCGAAGGCGTGACCGACGAGTGCAATCACGGCCGCTATCGTCCGATCCGAAAGCTCCACTGCTACATCTGTGGGAAGTGCCGCAAGGTGCTCGACCGACACGAGGCGGCTCGCATCATGGCGGCCTATGACTGACCGCATGAAGGAGATCCTAAAGGGACAGACGCCGATCTACGATCTGCCTGCCCATCGGTTCTACGGGCCGGTTCGTCGGCTGCATGTCATGTGCCTGCAGCTGTTCCCGAACTTCGCCGAGGTCGAGCGCCGGTTCGAGACCATCAATGACGGCATCGGATGGACGCACTGGATGATGCACCGCATGCGGAACAACGGCGTTCCCGAAGCCACCGTCCAGCGCGACATGCTCCGCTGGTTCCTGTCCATTCACCGATAAGCCACCCGACAACAAATCGTCGTCGCGCTAGTGCATGTGCGACGACACAGACAAAGCGAGGAGAAACGAATTGAACAATCAACAGCAGCAGGGCGGCATTGGCTGCGGCGGCGTTATCACGATCGTCCTGGTCCTGCTCAAGGCGCTTGGCGTCCCGCCGGTCGCTTACTGGTCCTGGTGGCTGGTGACCTGCCTAGTGTGGGGACCGCTGCTGATCGGCGCCGTGTTCCTGCTCATTATGGCCGCGCTCGCTTTCGCCAGCAGGTGAAGATCGAGATTGACACTGACACGCGCCAGGTGCGCCGCAACAGCGACGGGGCTTATCGCTCCGGCGCTGGTAAGCGGATCTGTGACCACTGCGCCTCGCGTGACGTTTGTCCTGACGCCAGCTTCGAGACACTCTGCGACCAGTATGTGCCGGCGCTCCCGTTCACCGACGAGATCGGCCTCGATCGCGTAGCGAACACGATGCGGGTCGGTCGCGCCTGGACCGAGCGGTTGGTGCCTTGGCAAATGGTCGCGCTCTACAACAGCAAGAGCCGCGAGATTTTCGGTTACTCACTGGTCCTCTACACCCGCAGCGGGCCGATTGTGGACATGCTCAAGCTGCATGCCGCGGCCAACCACATCATGCTCGACACCCCACCCAACAAAGCGCCGACCGAGCTCGGCGCCTGGATGAGACAGAACTATGGCCCACACATCATCCACGCCGGCACGACCCTTACCGCCGTTTACCTTCTCCGCGTCCACAGCGCGCCTCTTGAGACCTATCAGCAAGGGATGGAAGCGATTGGGCTTGGTCAAGGTCGCCCCGCGCGTTCAGGGAAAGCTCGTCGAAAATAGCGAAGGCACCCGCCTGCTTGTCATTGAGCAGAAGGGCAAGGATGTGTGGCGCGGTCGCGAGCGGTCAATCGCAGACGCGATCGAGGCGGGCACCGCAGGCATTGGCTGCGACAAACTCCTACTGCAGCGAGTGCGCGAGAAACACGCCACCAATGTCGTGATGGTCGTGATCGAGGATCTCCGCACGGTTTTCGTGACGCCGATGTCGGACTTCTTCGACGATGCGTTCTCCCGCACCCGCACATCCTACAAGGGTCGAGCCATGCGCATCGTTCCCCTGTCACGGTTCCACCAAAAATATCTCGGTCCCACCTTGCATGCGAAACCGAAGCGAGCTAGTGCATAGCTAGTGACACACATTCACAGGGGAAACAGGTGAACGACGAGACGATGGGAGCAGCGATTATCATGGTAGCGACAGCAGTGATTGGGTCGGCGGTCTACGCCGCAATCAGCTGGGTGCCGGCACTGGTAGCAGCATGAGCGCTCCCTATGCTCTCGTAAGCGATCTGCACTGCCACAACTGGTCGCAGTTCTCGCAGATCGGCTCGGACGGCGTGAACACGCGCCTCCGCATCATCCTCGATGAACTCATTCGAGCCGCGCAGACGCTCAAGAAGGCCGGCGGCACCACGCTGCGGGTCGCAGGTGACCTGTTTCACGTTCGCGGCAACATCGCCCCTTCGGTGCTGAACCCCACGTTCGCGACCTTCAAGTGGATTTGCGAAGCGCTGGAGATCGATGTCGAGATCATCCCTGGCAATCACGACCTTGAAGGTCTGCACGCCGACGAGCTCGGCAACGCCATGCAGCAGCTGGACCTGATCGAAGGCGTGGAGGTCATTACCAAGCCGACCGTCTGCGAGGACGGCACGGTGATGCTTCCCTGGATTGAATCGCTCGACGAGCTCCGCAAGGAAGCCGCGAAGCTCAAGAACCCCAACGCGGATCTAATCATCCACGCGCCGCTGAACGGCGTCATCCGCGGACTGCCCGACCATGGCCTCGACCCCGTTGAGGTCAGCAAGTGGGGCTACCGCCGCGTGTTCACCGGCCACTACCACAATCACACGGCGCCTATGGACGGTGCGATCTCAATCGGTGCGACGACGCATCAGACATGGAGCGACCCCAACACGGCGGCCGGCTTCCTGATTGTCTACCCTGACCGATACGAGTTCCACGAGAGCCAGGCGCCCAAGTTCGTCAACGTCGATCAGCCGATCGTCGATACCACCGCCGTCAGGAACAACTACTGCCGCATCAGGCTGCAGGATGTCGAAGCCGACGAGCTCGACAAGTTCAAGGCTGACCTGAAAGCGGCCGGCGCCGCTGGCATCGTCGATCACTCGACGAAGAAGCGACCCGACACTCGCGGCGTGGCAGCACCGCAGAACCTGACCCTCGAAGTCTCGGTGGCGCAGTTCGTCGCCAACGATCTCGATGTGGACAAGAGTCTCTCGAAGAAGCGCATCGCGAACGACGCGCTCGATGTCCTGCGCGCCGCGCGCACCGTGGGAGCCGAGTAATGAAGTTCCTCACCCTCGAAATCGAAAACTTCCTCTCGATCAGTGAGGCGAAGATCAGCCTCGACGGGCAAGGTCTCGTCGGCGTGAGCGCTGACAACCAGGACGATAGCAGCGCCGACAGCAACGGCACCGGCAAGAGCTCCCTCGTCGACGCGCTCGCCTGGGTGTTGTGGGGATCCACAGCGCGCGGCGTCTCCGGCGACGATGTTGTCTCCTGGTTCGCGACCAAGGGCGGCACTCGTGTCGCGGTCACCGTCGAGGATGAAGGCGAGACCTACATGGTCGTGCGCCACCGCAAATACCCCAAGCTCAAGAACAGCCTCCAGCTGTTCAAGCTCGACGGCGGTCAGTGGGCCGATCTCACGAAGGGCACCACGCCCCTCACGCAGAAGCAGATCGAGCGGCTCCTGGGCTGCAGCGAGGAAGTGTTCAACGCCGCGGTCTACAGCGGTCAGGAGGTCATGCCGGACATTCCCAACATGACCGACAAGCAGTTGAAGCTCCTCGTCGAGCAAGCAGCTGGCGTCGATGTGCTGTCGAATGCTTATGACCTTGCTCGCGAAACCGCGCGCAAAGCGTCTGAAACGCGCGCACAAGCACAAATCGCGTTCGACCGTGCGAATGACCGTCTGACCGACGCGATGTCTTCTCTGACCGCTGCCGAGGCTAACGCGAGCAACTGGGTCGGAGCGCAGCAGCGCAAGATCGAGGCGCTCAAGCAGGACACCCTGCTCAAGACCAGCGAGTTCAAGGACGCGGACGCCGCGTTCGATCGCAACGGATACACGGAGCTCGACGGTCGCATCGCCGAGGTCCAGCAGAAGATCAACGCAGTCGCCGGCGAGCGTCAGAAGGAAGCCAGCCTGCAGTCGGTCTACAACACGGCGACCACGACCTTCGCGACCGCACAGGCGAACCTCAAGCGCGCCGAGCAGGAGCTGTCGCGGTGCCAGGCTGCATCGCTGGCCGTCGCCAGCCGCATCGGTTCTGATTGCAGCGAGTGCGGCAAGGAGATCACCAAGGAAGACCTGGCTGCCGTCGATAAGGCGGCCGGCGACAAGGTTGTCGCAGCGACCGAGGAAGTCGCGCAGCGCAGGGTGAAGCTCGAAGCGGCCGAGAAGATGCTCGCCGACGCAGACGCCGAGCTCGTGTCGTTCCGCGACACCATGACGGACATCAGCGGCGCCACCACGGAGCTCCAGAACCTCAACCGCGAGCGACAGATCCTCGCGCGCCAGGAAACCGAGGTCGAGCGGCTCAAGCAGTCGGCGAAGACCGCGGCTCTGCAGTGGCAAGCTGCGCAGAACGAGTCGAACCCGTTCCTTCCGATGATCGACCAGGCGAACGAAGCGATCAAACAGCGCGAGGCCCAAGTCGAAGAAGCCAAGAAGACCGCGCTCGGTGCGATCGAGGAGGAGAAATACGCACAGGCAGTCGTGCAGGTCTACGCACCCGCCGGCGTTCGTGCTCGTCGCCTCGACGAAGCCACCCCGTATCTCAATGAGCGCACTGCCCACTACTTGGGCTCGCTCTCTGACGGCGCGATCGACGCCTACTGGACGACGCTCTCCGAGACCAAGGCCGGTGAGCTCCGCGAGAAGTTCGCGGTCACCGTCGAGAAGACCGGCGTCGGAAGCGGCAGCTTCAAGAACCTGTCAGGTGGCGAGAAGCGCAAGGTCAGGCTGGCATGTGCGCTCGCGCTGCAGGATCTCGTGGCAACACGAGCAGCCAAGTCGATCGATCTGTGGATCGGCGACGAGATCGACGACGCGCTGGATAGCGCCGGTCTCGAACGTCTCATGGGCGTCCTCGAAGAGAAAGCGCGCGACCGTGGGACGGTCCTCGTGATCTCGCACAATGACATCAAGGATTTCTGCAGGCGGTCCTTCGTCGTGACGAAGGTCAACCAGCGGGCAACTGTAACGGAGAACTAAGTGAAGTATGTGATTGCGTTCGTCGCGGCCTTCTTTCTCGTCGGCTGCAACCAGACTGTCGACCCTTCCACCTGCACTTTCCTGCCGACTGGCGAGCGGTTTCACACCGACCCGCACAACGCTGGCTCCTCCTACGGGAACTGGTGGGTCGGAATGCGCAGCGACAGCGGCAAGACCATGATTATGACCAGCGCCACTGCTGACAAGTGGCAGTGTGACGGCGGTCTCTAATGGCAGCGAAGAAAAAGCCTTCCGGCCCTCCCGCGCCGGAACACATTGAAGCAGCCGCCAAGACCGCATCGGTCAAGCATCTGGTGTGGCTCGCGGACGCCTACCATCGTGTCGGCGCTCGCGGTCCTGTGCAGACGCAAATCCCGCTGTTCGTCGCTGGTGAGGTCGAGGGCAAAGGCTACCGCCGGTTCAACCTGGCCGAAGACACCTGGCTCGAAACCGAGGGTATGCGCGTCGGTAAGCGCGAAGGTCTGATCTTCCGCTTCCGGCCGAAGGTCGCGATGCAGCGCAAGTCCAGCCGCGGCGAGCTCGAAAAGATCGAGGCGGTTGAAATGTCCTGGTCGGACATCTGCGATGTGTTCCCCAGCCTCGCGAACGACATCGAGCAACGGATCCTCGATGTGCGCCAGGTGAAGCTCCGCATCGACGACCTGGACAAGGAGATCAAGTCGGTCATTCAGAAGAACGGGCAGATGCACGGCATCATCACCGAGGGCTTCAAGAAGGCCCAGGAGCTCGCGAAGTCCCAGGCGAACGACGATGTGCTCGAACACATCCCTGGCTACGGCAGCTTCTAGTGTCGGAGGTTCCTGACAGCGAGCTCCATGCTTTCGGCTGGGCGCCAGGTGGCTACACCATCAACTGTGTCGATTGCCCTGGTGGCAAGGCGCCTATGGACCAATGGGGAGCGAAGCGATCGATCCGCTGCCGTCCGCATGCAGTCGCAGCACTTGAGAAGATCAAGGCGCGCGTTCGCGCCCTCCCGCCACTAAAGCGTGAATCGGCTCCCGCCGCCGGAGCTCCCAAAACAGCTGTGGATGGGTGTCAGAGCGAGTTCGAGGCGTGGGCGCGCAACGCTGTCCCGCAGTTCACCGCTGCCGGCTTCCATGGCTACGGTGGTGCCTGGGTCTACCGGCACAACATCGTCAACCTGATGTGGCAATGCTGGCTGGCGGCGCGCAAATGAAACAGCCGTTCCGTGAGCTCCCCTCGGACTTCGAGATCACCAAGCCCGTCGAGGAATGGTCGAACGGTCTGCTGGTCAGTGAGTTCAAGGCGCTCGGTCTCACCTGGGACTTGAAGCGCTCCATCCCGCGGGTGGTCTTCGGCGAGGATGAGCCGCCCTATACCTATCTCAAGGTCGCCTACGCCGACGAGCGCAAGGTCAAGGAAGACCCCGCGTTCGAGTGGCTCCGCGACTACCACTTCCCTACCCTCCCAGGCACAGTCGACCCTGAAAGCGCGGCGATGTTCCTGGGCATGATGCTGTCCATGTGGGCGCGCGGCCGAGACTACGGTTACGCGAAGGCGCAGCGAGACATTAGAAAGGCAATAGGCATCAAGTGAGCACGATCAATCTGCTGGGCATCGACCCCAGCCTTACCAATACCGGCTACGCAGTCGTCGCCGTGGACACCAAGCGCTTCACTATCGAGCGCATTCTAACGGTCGGTCTGATCGAGACCGCGCCCACGAAGGTTAAGAGCGTTCGTAGAAGCTCTGACGATGTGTTCCGCGCGCGGTCGATCATCAATGAACTGCGCACCGTCGCGCGCTCTGCTGACATCAAGATTGGCGCGAGCGAGGTTCCCTCCGGCGCTCAATCAGCGCGAGCCGCGCTGTCGTTCGGCATTGCGATCGGCATCCTGGCGTCTCTCCCCTTCCCGCTGATCGAGGTCAGCCCAAGGGAAGTGAAGCTCGCTGTGGGCGGAAACTCGACCACCGACAAAGAGGACATCGTTCGCTGGGCAACGCAGCTGCCGATCATCGACGCGTTCGACTGGCCGTCGAGCAAGGCGAAGAATGAGTGGGAGCTCGAAGGCGGAAAAGGGTTCATCAGCAAAAAGGCCGAGCACCCCGCCGACGCGGTTGCAGCGGTCGCCGCGGCCCTCAAGACCGAACAGTTCCGGCAAGCCATTGCGATGATGGAGTCTCTCATTTCGTCGTAGTGCATGCTAGTCAACACACATGCGCTGCGCTATACTTAGCGCCCCAACAGAACACAGATCACTAGGAGTAGAGTTTCAATGTCCGACGCCGACTCGCTGTCGTCGCTGGGCGCGACCGAACGCGCCTACAAATATCAAGACACCGCCATCACCATCATCGTCGACGACAGCCGCGACGGACTGCTGACCGAGTTCGGTAAAGCGACCCTCAAGGACCGTTACCTGCTCCCAGGCGAGAGCTACCAGGATATGTTCGCTCGTGTCGCCTGTGCGAACAGCGACGAGATCCTGTTCGGCCATGGCAACGGCCATGCGCAGCGCCTCTACGACTATATCTCCAAGCTGTGGTTCATGCCGGCGACCCCTGTCCTCACGAACAGCGGCGTCAAGCGCGGTCTCCCGATCAGCTGCTTCCTCAACCTTGTCGGCGACAGCATGGAGTCGATCGCGGAGGCGGTCACCGAGAATATCTGGCTCGCAGCGAAGGGCGGCGGTATCGGCACCTGCTGGAGTCCGGTGCGCTCGATCAACGAGCCGATCGCCGGCAGTCTGACCGGCAAGACCAGCGGTATCGTTCCATTCATCCACTGGCAGGACGCGCAGACGCTCGCGATCAGCCAGGGCTCGCTGCGTCGAGGATCCGCGGCGGTCTATCTCGATGTCTCCCACCCCGAAATCGAGGAGTTCATCGACATTCGCCGGCCAACCGGCGGTGACCAGCGGCGCAAGGCCCACAACATTCACCACGGCATCATGATCTCGGACGCCTTCATGGAGAAGGTGCTCGACCAGGAAGGCAACCACGATTGGGAGCTCGTGAGCCCCAAGACCGGCGAGGTTATCAAGACCGTCAACGCTCGCGACCTGTGGATTAAGATGCTCGTCGCGCGCCTCGAAACTGGCGAGCCGTATCTCGTGTTCGCCGACAACGTAAACGTGGCGATCCCCGACACTTATCGGGCACTCGGTCTCTTCTGCCAGCAGTCGAACCTGTGCAGCGAGATCACGCTCCACACCGGCCCCGATCACCTGGACAACTGGCGCACCGCCGTATGCTGCCTCTCGTCGCTGAACATGGAGACCATGGACCAGTGGTTCGAGAACAGCCTCTTCATCGGCGATGTCATGCGCTTCCTCGACAACGTGCTCCAGCAGTTCATCGACAACTCGGCGAGCTACCCTGGCTTCGAGCGTGCCCGCTACGCAGCGGAGCGCGAACGCAGCGTCGGTCTCGGTATCATGGGCTTCCACTCCTATCTGCAGTCGAAGGATATTCCCTACGAGAGCGTTGCTGCGCAGAAGGAAAACGAGAAGCTCTGGCAGTGGCTCGCCCAGGTCGCGGAGCTTGAGAACCGAGCCATGGCCGGTGAGCGCGGCGCATGCCCCGACAGCATCGACGCCAACGCGCTCAAGCCGAACCTCCCCCTGTATCGGCTGACCCATGTCTTCTCGATCGCGCCGACCGCCTCGATCTCGATCATCGCCGGCGGTGCATCACCGTGCGGCGAACCGCAGCCGGCAAACAGCTACAATCAGAAGACCCTCTCCGGCAGCTTCAACGTCCGCAACCGCTATCTCGATGCGCAGCTTCGGCGCCGTTACAAGCAGCTGCAATCGAGCCTGGAGCGCATGAACAAGACCGTTCGGTTCATGCTCAAGGAACAGGCGATGTTCGCTGACATGGATCTCGACGAGGAAGCCTGGGTCGAGAAACAGTGGCAGTCGATCACCATCAATGACGGCTCGGTGCAGCACCTGCCCTACCTCTGCCCTGCGGAGAAGGGTGTCTATCGGACTGCGTTCGAGATGGACCAGCGTTGGGTTGTCATTCACCATGCAGATCGCGCACCGTATGTCTGCCAGGCGCAGTCGGTGAACATCTTCCTGCCGTCGACCGTCCACAAGAAAGACCTGCACGAGGTCCACAAGCTGGCCTGGGAGAAGGGACTCAAGAGCCTCTACTACCTGCGCTCGCGCACCGCCTCGAAAGCCATGGCGGTGAGCCACGTTGCAGGTGAAATGCCGGCTCCGCAGATTGAGGCGTGCCCGCTTCCGGCCGGTCCTGTCTACGTCGATGAACCTGAATGTCTGTCCTGCCAATAAGCATTTGACTGGGGTGCGTGTGTGTTGTAACGCATGCACTCAACAATCGAGGGATATATGACCCAGCCAATTCAGTTCGAGATCAAAGGCATCGGGAAGGTGACCATGGTTGGCACCGGCCCCTGGAAGGTCCGCGAGTATAGCGGCGCTGCTCGGAACATCTTCGACGCGAACGACCGCCCCGCGGACCCGTTCGTGCTGTCGAAGTTCCGCACCGCAGCGAACGTCACCTTCGCCCGCTACGAGGACGCTCGCGCTGTCGTCGAGAAGGCGAACGAGATCCTGCTGCAGGAAGGGGCGACGTTCTGATGCTCGCCCTGGCTCTCGCAGCTGCGGCGCTCGCGGCAACCCCGACCCAGCCGGAAGCACCGTTCTTCCCGCCCAATCCGCGCGATCACATCATCATCGATCGGATTTACTACCACCGCATCCCCGACCCTGGCGCCGACCACCTGCGCCTGTGCGTCAAGGACGGTCAGGTGTGCGCCTTCTACAACGAGAAGAAGGCGTCGGGTCTCACCATCACCATCCCGCTCGGCAAGCGTAAGTGATCGGGGACGCCATCATCGCAGTGACTCGGTGGACGCGGCAGCACTTGCTCTGCGTCCATCACTACCACTCGCGCACGACGCCGGCCGGCGCCTTCAGCTTCACCGAATGCTGTCGGTGCGGTCGCACGAAGGATTGGGAACGCCACTACTAATGGTGCGACCGACCGACCCCTGCATGCTGGGCGAGCCGCAGTTCGAGCGCGTCGATGGCGACTTCTATCCGACGCCGCCGGAGAACCTCGACTGCCTCGCCGTGCTCCTGGAGTTCTTTCAGAACCTGTGGGTGTGGGAGTGCGCCTGCGGCGAGGGTGACCTGTCGAAGCGCATGCAGCAGCTTGGCGTTCGCGGTGTGATCTCGACCGATCTCTTCAACCGCGGCTTCGGCACCCCGAACATCGACTTCCTCAAGTGTCCGGTCGTGCCGGCCGCCATTCTCAAGAGCGGTCAGCCGGCGATCATCACCAACCCGCCGTATGGCGAGCTCGCGGAGCAATTCATCCGCCACGCGCTCGAACTGATGAAGCCTCACGATGGTCTCGTCGCGATGTTCCTGCGCAACGAATACGACTGCGCCAAAGAGCGAATGGATCTGTTTCGGGATTACCCGTTCGCCAAGAAGATCATTGTGACCAAGCGTCCTCGCTGGATCAAAGGCAGCAAGGGCAGCCCCCGTCACACCTACGCCTGGTATGTTTGGGACTTTCGCCGCGACCCGAAGCTGCGCCCCGACATCCTCTACATCCACCCCGACGAAGCGAAGCCTCTGTGGCTCAAGGAAGCCGCATGATCGTCGTGCGGGTGGAACTGTGGAGCGCGATCAACGGCAAGGTCACCGACCTGGGCACCGTCATGATCGACAATGTGGGCGGCACCGACACGCGCGGTGACTACCGCGCTCGCGCCTACTCGAAAGGCGTCTGGAAGCGCTTCGCTCGATACCTGCAACCCCGACCGGCGTGGGCTCTCGTCAAGAAGGCGAAGCCGAACCGCATCGGCTCGATCACCAACCACCCTCGCAAGTCGGCGCCCATCTGGACGCTGGTGCGCAAAGCCCTCGAAAGCATGGAGTATTGAGAATGCCGAAAGTTACGCGTGAGCAGGTGTATGCCGTTATCGACGGCGAACGTGACTACCAGGACAGCCTGTCCGGCGACAGCGAGACCGGCGGCGTTCACACGGTCGCCGAGTGGGCGCTCTACATCGGATCCTACGCCGACGATCTGCAGCGCGTCTTGAGCCACACCTGGGGTCCGAACGCGACCGCGCAGGGGCTCGACATCATCCGCAAGATCACCGCGATGGGTGTCGCGTGTCAGGAGCAGAACGGTGTCGTTCGCCGCGGCGATGTCAGGAAGTCGGCGATGCTGCCGCCGACCACGAACTCCAAGTGATGATCGGGAACCGGCGCCGGCAGAAGGCCAAGTATTTCTGCACCCACTGCGGTCGCAATGAGATCGACGCACGCGAGCTCGGCTGCGGCGAACCCAAGCCCCGTTACCACAAGGTTCCGCGACAGGACTTCTACGGCATCTACACCAGCTGGGAGCGGATCACCGCTTGCCCGATGGAGATCCGGTCGCGCTTCCGCCGCCTCCTCTTCAATGCATTCGGAATCCTTCCATGAGCCTCACGACTGAATCCAAGACCTACAAGCCGTTCAAGTATCCCTGGGCCTTCAAGTTTTGGGAGACGCAGCAGAACGTCCATTGGCTCGCGAAAGAGGTTCCGATGGGTCAGGACGTTGCTGACTACAAGGCGCTCGCGCCGGCCATGCGGTCGTTGATCGAGAGCATCTTCCGCATGTTCGTCCAGGCCGACATCGACGTGCATAAGTCCTACCACACGATCTATCAGCGCATCTTCAAGCCCACCGAGGTCTCGATGATGCTGTCGGCGTTCCAGAACGCAGAGACCATCCACATTCAGGCTTACAGCCACCTGCTCGACACGCTCGGCCTCCCCGAGTCCGAGTATCACGCCTTCCTCGACTACGAGGAGATGCGGAAGAAGCACGAGTTCATGCACAGCTTCAACCAGGACAACCCCACCGAGGTCGCATTGAGCCTCGCGGGTGTCTCGGCCTTCGGCGAGGGACTGGCGCTGTTTGCATCCTTCGCCATGCTCCTGAATTTCCCCAGGCAGAACCTGCTCAAGGGGATGGGGCAGATGATCTCGTGGTCCGTGCGCGACGAGAGCCTTCACTGCGAGGGCATCATGCGTCTGTTCCACGCCTACCTGGCCGAGACGGACGGCATCGATCGCGGCTATCTCGCGCAGCGTATCGTGGAGGTCGCACAGGAGGCGGTCGCCAACGAGGACGCGTTCATCGATCTGTCGTTCGCCCACACCGGCGGTGAAGTGCCTGGTCTGACGGCCGCGGAGATGAAGCGCTACATTCGCTACATGGCCGACTTCCGTCTGCGGGGACTGGGGCAAGCGCCGATCTACGGCGTCAAAGAGAACCCCCTGCCCTGGGTCGACGGCATGGCAGTCGGTATCGAGCACGCCAACTTCTTCGAGCAGCAAGCGACGGAATACTCGAAGGCGGCGACCGCTGGCGATTGGGGTGATGTATTCTAGCAACGCCCATGCGACGAGTTGTGTCATTGAACACAAAATAAGTGTTGCATCGGTCAGCACACGCACTTAGACCGATTCGCATGCAGAGCGACACACACACGAGTCGCGATGCAGTCACGAACAAGAGCGAAGAGGGCAACTAATGATGTTGGATTTTGACCGCCTGGTTTTTGCGCCAGGAGTCGCCATGGTAGCGAACACCGTCTTTGTGAATGCCGGCCTCGACGATGCAATCGTCCTTTCGGGTGCCGAGGACATTGCGATCATCCCAGGAACACCCCTCTTCGATCTCGTCGGTCGCGTCTATGAGAACGACAACGAGCGCGGCGGCAACGGTGATGACCTTGCCGAGTTCGGTGGCCGTCAGTGCTACCGCAGCTGGCGCAAGGGTCGGGGCAACGCAGAGTATATCGCGAACGTCCAGGCGATGGGTCACGGCTCGGTGTTCGAGCATGCGAGCATGGCCTTTCAGCTGACCGGCGTGTCACGCTCCCTCACCCACGAGCTTATCCGTCACCGCGTCGGCACAGCATACAGCCAGGAGAGCCAGCGCTACGTCGATGCGAAAGACATTCGCTTCGTCGTCCCGCCGCTGATCGCGAACAGCTACGATCCAGAAGCCAGCGAGGGCGTGGCCTGGAAGCTGATGATGAAGTTCCGCGAAAGCTGCCAACGCGCGCTCGACGACTACATCGAAATCCAACCCATGCTGAAGGAACTGTGCGAACAGGCCCACGCAGCAGCAGACGCCGGCGATGTGAAGCTGGCAACCAGCGCGCAGAAGCGCGCCAATGAAGCGGCCCGCGCGGTGCTCCCCAATGCGACCGAGACCCGCCTCCTCTTCACCGTCAACCTGCGCCAGATGTTCCACATGCTGACGCTCCGCGGTGGCGAGCCGGCCGACCTGGAGATCAGGCGCCTGGCTGTCGCGTTGCTCGACAACTGCCGCGACTACGCCCCCAATTTCTTCGCTGCGCTCGAAGAGCAAGTCGGCAACGATGGTCTCGCCGAGATCCGCAGCGCCAACCTCGCGAGGTTCTAATGTCCCATCTTGCATATCCCGAAGACCTGCAGGCAGGCTTCACCGAAACTCTCGGCGACCCCCTTCTCGCCGACAACGGGGGCGCCGCGCCAGGCGCCCCCAACCTCTTCACCGGCGACAACAGCACGGAGCCAATGGTCTCGCCGTCCCTGTTCCAGGGACTCGATTACGCCTTCCTGCTCGTGCGCAGGTTCCATGAGGCGTTCGGCCACCCCGTTGCTGATCGGCCGACCCTCATGGAGTTCGCTCGCGCCGAGATCCGCGCCAAGTGGATGCGCGAAGAGATCGACGAGTTCCTCGACCCCGACAAGCAGACGGTCGTGGACCAGTGCGATGCCATGATCGACCTGATCTATTTCGCGCTCGGCACCCTCGTCGAGATCGGCGTGCTGCCGCAGTCGCTGCTCGACATCGTTCACTTCGATGGGAACATGAGCAAGATGCACATGATCGACGGTGTGGCGACGGTCGTGAAGAATGCGGACGGCAAGGTCGTGAAGCCGGAAGGCTGGGTCGCGCCGGAGCCCAAGCTCGCAGCGGAGGTTCACCGGCAGGCGAAGCACGGCCTTCTTCTTGGCATCACTGCATAGGTAGAAACACACATGCACGAGAATTTCATGTATGGCGATCTCGATCGCCCCGACGAGGAGCCCATCATCACCGTTCTGCTGATCGGCTGGGACGGCCGGCGAGTGGAGCTCACCGGCACCCATGAAGTCCTCTGGCGTGAGTTCATGCAGGGCGACGGCGGCGGCCAGCACAACGACACGAACCCCTTCGCGACGGGCTTCCAGACCTGGACCCGCCTCGATCTCCTCAACCCCAAAGCTGAAGGACAGCAGGACTACTGATGCGTATCGGATTTTGCGGCGCCCACCGAACGGGCAAGACCACCCTCGCCAAAGCTGTCGCACAGCGGCTCGGCATCGAAACGGTTCTCTCTGGAACCTCGGCGATCGTCGCCGAGCATGGCTTCAACATGGCGCTCGATAACCGCCTCGAAGTCTCGAACGGCATCCCGATGCAGCAAGCCATCCTCGATGCGCTGCTCGAAGGGCAAGTCGGTGACAACTTCGTTGCCGATCGCTCGCCGATCGACTGCGCTGCATACCTTCTCGCAGACGCAACCGCGAGCGCTGGTGATCGCGGAGCGCAAGAGAAGGCGATGGTCTATGTCGAGAGCGCGACCCGCGAGGCATTCAAGCGGTTCGACCTGCTGGTCCTGGTCCCACCGGCACTCGGTTTCGTCAGCGAGGACGGCAAGCCTCCCTACAACCTGGCGTATCAGATGCACCATCACCTGCTGTGCCGCTCGCTGCTGCTCGACCGCGATGAATGGCTCACGGTCGCAGTGGAGCTCCCCTGGGAAGTCACGAGCCTGCCGGAGCGGGTCAAGTTCGTCACTGGTCACATTCGCGAGGCAGCTGCGAACCGCAAGCTGCGCATGGCGACCGGCACCACGAGGATCTACGAATAATGGGCGTCCCCGTCGAACCAACCTGCGATGTGTGCGGCACCCCGATGCAGCATGCGCCGGTCCTGGGCGCCTACTGCCCGAACAACAACTGCGGCGGCACGGCAACGCCGGAGACCCTGGTCGAGGACACGCCGCCACCGGCGAACGGCCGGTTCGTCCAGCTGTCGAGCAAGTCGGTGCAGATCGCCCTCGAAGAGAAGCTGCGCGCCGAACAGCCGATGCTTGCGAACGTCAAGGCGGTCGACCTGTTCGCCGAGCTCCTCGACGGCACCAAGCGCAAGGTCTCCGCGGTCCTGTTGCAGGTCAGGCATCCGAAGCCCGACCGGCGTCCTGGTCCGAAGCGCAAGACCACGAATGGGGTCGAGCTTCGACTGGCGTCGAGGGATGGAGTCTCCCTTTGACAGGCAATGAAGTCCTCCGAGTGCAGGCGAAGAGGCGCCGCTCCCTGATCGTGGCAGCGGTAATCCTCGGCCTGGCGGCGGGCAACCAAGTCCTCATCTGGATGGGTATGTGCAAGTGAACACCGTCAACTTCCTCGATCTCGAAACGACCGGCGTCAACGAGCCGAGCGAGCGCATCATCGAGGCGTGCTGCTCGATCTACGACCTGGACACGGAAGAGCACAAGCAGACCTTCACCTGGCGCATCAACCCGCTCGGCGTGAAGATCAACGCGAAGGCGCAGAAGGTCCACGGCATCACGCTCGACATGCTCAAGAACGAGCCGACCTGGGACTTGATCGCACCGCATATCGTCGGCACCGTCCAGCCGGCCGCACTCGTGGTCGCTCACAATGGCGACGATTTCGATTTCGACTTTCTGCGGCGCGAGTTCGCCCGCATCCACCTGCCCTGCACCTGGCCCAAGACCTTCGACACCATGAAGCAGGCTCGGTGGGCAACGCACAACGGGAAGCTGCCGAAGCTCGGTGAGCTCGCGGCGTCCCTCGATATTCCTTACGACCCGACCCAGGCGCACGCCGCAGAATATGACGTTGGCGTGATGGCTCGATGCTTCTTCGAGGGGCGTCGGCTCGGCTGGTTCGTGCCGTAGGGAAACGGCTCAAAATCCGTATAGTGAGAGAAAGGCATATCCAATGAAGATTTCCATCGCCTGCCCTGCGGCACTTCACGCGAACCCCGCCGTCCTGGAGCCGATGAACGGCGCCGCGGCAACCGTCACTGTCGAAGGCGGTCTGCTTGGCTTCGAGTTCAGCGGCGAGGATCCACTGTCGCTGATTCGCGAGTGGGATGCAGGTCTCGGCCTGGCAATCGCTGACTCCGACGACGCCGCCGAGATCACGGCGCTGTCGCAGCTGAAAGCCGCGGTCGGTGAGGTCGAGCGGCACGTTCGTCGCGAGTCTTCTTATATATCGCGCGCGAGCGAGAGCACGGAAGCCACCGACGCTGATGCTGTAAGCCATTTGCAGGGTGAACAACACACATCTACTGACGACTCATCGGAGCAACATGGTGTTGCAACCGACACAGACGAGGAGAACGAAATTGAGTCGCAGGAAGAACAAGAGCAACCCCGCAGCCGCAAACAGCGGTGACGGCGGAACGGTGACGCAGATCGACGGCAACGCGGTCGGTGTCGCTCCCGAAGGCACCGCTGGTGACCAGGGCGCCGAAGTGATCGAGGCGAGCAACGACGACGCCGAGACTGCCGAGACGGTCGTCGCGGAAGTCGACCCCGCCGTCCTCGACATGCTCGCGGACGAAAGCGCTCCCGAAGCGGTCACAACGACCGAGCCGGAAGTCACCGCGGACGATGTGCCGGAGCCGACCGACGACGAGGTTCTCGCGGCGATCGACAACGCCAAGACCCCTCGCAAGAGCGGGACCAAGGCGCCGGCGACGGTCATGCGGGACTTCACCGCTGTCGCGTCGATCGACGAGGCGACCCTCAAGGCGAACCTCGACGGCATCAGCGCCAAGAAGGTGCGCGAGAAGGCCGAGAACGTCATTGCCGCGGTTCAGAGCGGCAAGAAGCTCTCGCGCTACACCGCCGATGCGGTCGCGCATCTGAAGGAGCAGGGCCGCGTCAACGGCAAGTCGCTCGCCGATATGTTCCAGACCAAAGGTCTGTCGCTCGGCACGGCTCGTGCGCAGTCGCAGCAAATGACGGCGCTGTTCCCGCTGATCGGTCTCGCGACGAAGGAAGACGGATCCAAGGATCTCGTCCTCCAGGACAACAACCTCGCCGACGAACTGGTCAAGATCGCGGCGTAACCAACAAGGGGCAGGTGATGGAAGCACCTGCCCCTTTACTTTCCCGCTTGAGTCGCTCGAAAGCATGTGCTTAATGACACACATGCTTTCCAGCTACACGACGAGGAGAAATCAGTGACACAGCGAATCAATGACATGATGCGGGCGGGCATTCGCAGGGCGATCATCGTCCACGCCTTCAAGGACCGCATCGAACTGCTCGATGCCGAGGCGATCGCAATTCGTCGCGCGGTGATCGAGCGGCTGTTCGACAAGAAAACCCGCGATGCGCTCGGTGTCGTCCAGGCGGCAATCCCCGACCTGTTCGGTAACGGCTTCGTCAGCGTGAACGCTGGTGGCCCCTGCATCGATATTCAGCTTGTCAGCACCTTCGACGGGAGCGGTCGCAGCTTCCCCGCGGAGGAAGCTGCTCTGCCGGCGAAGAACTGGGACAAGCGCTACCGCCTCGATCTCGAAGGCGAGGACGATCTCGCCAAGCGCGCGGTCGCCTACGGTGAAGCCACCCAGGCGCTGGAAAAGCAGCGCTACACGATGTCGCAGACCGTGTGGGACACCCTCAAGAAGTTCAAGACGGTCGCACAACTGAAGAGCCAGTGGCCGGAGGCAATGCCGCTCGCGCAGCCGATCATCGACGCTCACGCACCCGCTCCGAAAGCGCAGCTTCCTGCCGTGCAGTTCAGCGCGCTCAACGCCCAGCTGGGTCTGCCGCCGTCGAACGACACGCTCGAACTGACCGAAGTCGCCGCGTGACACCCGACTACATTCCGCAGTTCATGTCGAAGGGCGTTGCTGACAAATGGATGCAGCGCCTGTGGGCAGAGCTTCCGTGGGAGCAGCGCGACGGTGCTCCGCGGCGTGAGTGCTGGTTCAACCCGTTCGACATGCCCTACACCTACGGAACAGGCGAGTTTGCGCGCACCTACGAGGCACACCCGCTCGGCCTCACCGAAAGCTGCTCCGACATGGGCAAGGTGCTGTGGTATCTCATGAACGGCATCAGCACCGCCTATGGTGCATGCTTCGACTGTTGCTTCGTCAACGGCTACGAGCATGGACGCCAACACCTGGGCTGGCATGCTGACGACTCGCCGGAGATGGAGCACGATCATCCCATCGCGGTCGTGTCGCTGGGAAGCGAGCGCGAGATTTGGTTCCGGCCGAAGGGCGACAACAGCGGCGAGAACGTCACCAAGCAACTGCTTGGGCACGGCTCTTTGCTCGTCATGCCAGCGGGGTTCCAGCGCGAGTATCAGCACAGGATCCCCAAGAGCTCGGTCGCTGACTGTGGACCGCGGCTGTCGCTGACCTACCGCAAGCTGTCCGCGTTCGCGTTCGATAGGCACTTCGCCTGATGGCTGACAATTACCAGCCGAGCCCCTACGCTCGCATGGTTGTGAGCCGTGGTGAGGAAGCGACGATGAAGGAACTGGACCGCTTGCAGCGCAAGATCGGCGAGGCATCACGAGCGCTGCGCCAGGTCAGCACCGGCGGCATGCTCGAAGCGAAGCGCATCCTGGACACCTGATGCGCTTCGACCTTCGCAAGCCGTGTCCGCAGTGTCCCTTCCGGCCGAGCGCCGGCGGTTATCTGCATCCAGAGCGAGCGAGGGAGATCGCGCTCGCGGTCACCGAGGGGAACGTCACGTTCACCTGCCATAAGACGATCAGTGGCGAGATCGACGACGAGGATGAGGGCATCTATCGCCCTGGCTTCGGCGATCAGATGTGCGCTGGTGCCATGGCTTTCATCGAGAAGTGCGGCGCCCCCAACCAGATGTTGCAGATCGCAGAGCGGCTAGGTCTGCGCGACCCCGACAGACTCCTGCCCGCGGCGCTCGACGACATTTACGGCTCGGTCGACGAAATGGCGGCGGGGCATGCTGCTGGACGTTGAACCGCTCACGATCGAGCCACTCACCGACCAGGAGGTCGGGAAAATCCTACGCGAGTTCGAGTTCGCCGAGCGGAAAGAGAAATGCGAGGCGTGTGGTGAGACCGAGGGCGTGGAGCTCGAATGCTCGCGGACGCAATATCACTTCGAGGGCGAACCCGACAGCGCCGAGGATCCGAACCGCCAGATCGGTCTATGTCGGTCGTGCGCCCAGGAGCATCACGAGCACTGGGACGCCATGTGGTCGGAGTATAATTCTTCCCGTCTGTAACGCTCACCAGCGCGCGCTAGACGCTCGCGCTACGCAGAGACCTAGATCGCTCCCGACGCGCTCACAGCGCATTCTAGCGCGCTTCCCGTCGATGTTCGTTTGATACGCTAAACCGCATAAATCGCGGTTATGCGGTGAAGCGCATAAATCCCCACTTGCACCCGTCAAACCGCATGTGTAGTGACACAAATGCAGCGCGGTGCTGCGGAGGAGGTTTCGAGTGTCGTTGTTCCCTGCTGATCGTCAACGGTTGGAGCGATATGTCGCTTCCGGCTGTCCCGCGCAGACGGAATCGATCCTCGCCGACGCGCACATCTTCTGGTGGGACACCTGCGGTGCGGAAGACGCCGACTTCGCGATCATCAACCGCAACGGCAACTTCGCCCGCGTCATTCAGAAGGGCGGCATTTGGGAGGTCTACAAAAACCTCGGCCGCGCCGGTCAGTGCTTCACGCCGGAGCATTGGGAGAAGTTGACGCTCCGCGGTCCTTGCCTGCGCGAGATCGCGCAGAAGATGTGGCTCCCCGACCGCAACGAGGAGCGTCTCACCTTCCTGCCCAAAGAGCTCACGCCACCCAAGAGCCGCCGGCTGCTGATCTGCCGTGACCAGCTGTTCAAGCTGATCGGACTGGGTGACACCGAGGGTTTCAAGCTCGAACTCGACGGCATCAAGTCGCCTGTCTTCCGCGGAAAACCCTGGGAGAACCAAGCAGCGGTCGATTGGGCGACCGCGCGCTGTGGCGATGCTGATGCTCCCAAGAGCGCCGAAGCAATGCTCGCCCAGGCACAGCTGGAGCAGGCAACGATGAGCGCCCAAGACATGCTCGGTGACCTGTGGGGTGCGTTCTGATGGAGACGATCGTCGCCGCGGCCCTGCGCATTTGGGTTCCCCATCCGCTCAACCAAAAGGAATACCTGGGGGAGCGCGTCTACCCCAACTTCCTGATCGTCAGCTCGCCACCGCCGGCGAGGCACGGAACGCTCCTTCACCCAATGTGTGAGCTAGGCGTGCGGCACCACCACCCTGACGATCAGGGCTTCCTCACCAACAAGGGCCGCTTCGTCGGCCGGCGAGAGGCGTTGCAGATCGCTCTCAAGTCGGGACAGCCGATGATCGATCACCCCAGCCGCCACCAAACGCTACTATTCTCGGAGGATCTCTGGTGAAAACCGCCAGCACTGAAAAGCTGAATATCATGAAGGCCGAGATCAAGGAGGGTCGCGCCGTGATGGTGCGCATCGCCGGTCTCGCCGAGGAGTTCACGGTCAAGGACTTGCGCCAGCGTCAGCTGCTGACGGAGCTCATGCTCGACAAGAACAACGGACGGCTGCTCGTCGACGCCGACGACATTCGCGCAATTCGCCTGAACAATCCCATTTGATTGCCACGAGGACGCATGTCAGACAACACACAGACAGAAACCGAGGAGGTCACGATGCAAGCGCGACGGAATCCAATCCAGAAGTCGTTCGGCGCTGGCATCAACCGCCCCCAGGTTGTGCCCAACAAGAAGCGGAAGGACCGCACGGTGAAGCACCGCAATCGATGGAAGGAAGACAACGCATGCGGAGCCGAGGAATGAGGGCGCCGCTCGTAGTCGCCTACCTGGCGCTCATCGTGGGCATTCTGATGCTCATTCACATCGAGGCGGATGCGAAGGCTGCGCAGACCGTCCAGATCGAGGTCGTGCCCAATGGCGACTAAACCTCTCAAGGGCTCCATCCAGGACTGGGGTTACCAGCCGCTGACCGGCCGCATCTACGGCACCCATCAGGGCAAGTCGATTGTCACCAGCCGCGTCGAGATCATCAAGGTCGAGCGCAACGTGATCGTCGCCGAGACCCGCAACAGCATCTACCACCTGGGCACGAGCCTATGATCGTCGACGAGATCGAAAAGCTGGCGAACCAGCTGGGTGTGGACACGGAGGTTCCAATGGGAACTTGCGATCGCCACCTGGGCTGGCTCTACTCGCGCGCCGCATTCATTCTCGGCCGCATCGAGGAACGGTTGCTCATTGGCAGCGCGCCGAAGCACACCCTCGGCGTCCGGTTCAAGGTCGCCAAGGTGGTTGCCCGACAGCACATTCTATGCCGCGAGGAAGAGCTCTCATGATCTTTGGCCTGACCGACCGCGAAGCCGAGGAGTGCAACCGCGACTGGAAGCAATGGACGCAGCGCCCACGGCGGCGGTTCGCTCTGTTCCCCATTCAGCTGTGCGGCTTCAAGCACATGCCCGACAACGGTCGATGGATCTGGTTGGAGTGGTATGAGCTCCGTCGCTACGGATGGGGCGGCAACACTCGCCGGCGGTGGCCGGAGGGCTTGCGCAACCGTAAGCGTGTCACTACCCATGCGGGCATGACTCGTCACCGCGTAACCAACCTGATGTTGGGCTTCATCATCCTGCTCATGCTGGCGTTCTTCGTGAACCAGCAGGACCAGAAGGCGATCGACACCGTGCAGATCAGCAAGTGCTGGACGCCATGGTGCAAGGGCGCCGTCCTCCGCAAGCTCGAACACGGCGAATACTAGACCGCGCGCCAGCAGTGCGAAGCCAAGAGCTTTTGCGCGCGGTGCGTGTATAACAACACAGTAACACTTGAGGAGAAGCAAGTGAGCGAGAAGAAAATCCAGATCGTCTGCGGTCATTGCGGCAGCGCTGATGTGCGCCGTGATGCCTGGGCGGAGTGGGACGTAGACAAGCAGGATTGGGTCGGCGGCGAGGTCTTCGACGAAGGCCACTGCGCTACCTGCGAGGGCGAAAGCAGCCTCGAAGAGGTTCCGCTCGACGAGTGGGAGAAGCTGCAAGGCGAGACCCAGGTTCTCGAAGCCAAGGAATATCACGCCGAGGAGCTGCCGGACGGCAACTGGAAGGGCGTGATCGCCGACGAGGATGTCGGCGTGATCGGTGAGGTCACCGAGGAGATGCCTGGCTGGCCGCTGCACACCCGCGATGAGGCGCTCGACGCCGCTCGCAAGGCGATCATGCAGGAGACCTACTGATGGCCGAAGACTGGCAGACCTATTTCTTCGAGGCGCACTATCCCTACGACGATGGTGGCACTCGCGCTGACTGCGTGATCGCTCCCGACCGCGACACTGCCCGCCGGCTCGCCGCGGTGCAGACGCTGGAGGACAACAACGACACGCTCCACAGTCAGGCCGCCGAGACACTCCTCGACTACTACGACGACGCGCCGTTCAGCTACACCGGCATGATGGAGATCATGTCCGAGTGGGGTGATCTCGACGGCACCGCATGCCCCAACTGCACCGCGCATTGCGGTCGGCCGAATGGGAACCATGTGGAGCTCGACGGCGCGACACGCGAAGTCCTCGAATGCTCAAGCTGCGACTACCAGTGGCTCGCGCTCGGTCACAATCCAGAGAAGCGCGCCGCTGCGATCGAGGCGACCAAGAAAGAGATCGCGCAACTCGACGGCTACGAGCGCATGTCCGCTTGTGACCCTGACCTGCGCATCACCCTCCGCAGCAGCTACGCGGACATTTATGTGAAGCGCGAGGACGGCTCCATCCTGTTCATCGACTACGAGTCCATGGGCGGCTCGAACGAGTGGGACGATGTGGACCGCTTCGACCCCGACACGCTCCCCGACGAGGAAGAGACGGATGTCCTGCTCGTCGCCTTCTGGAACAAGGAAGGGAAGCGCTTCGAGCCAGAACAGAACTTCCCACCGCAGGAGCACGGAATCGATGCCTAGATATTTCGTTGAACAGCACTGGGACGGCGATTTCGTCACGACCGACAGCCGCACGGTGATCGCGGATGACGAGGATGCGGCGAAACTGATCGCGGCCGAGGGTCTCGCTCGCGATACTGATCGCCTGGAGTTCGACGACGAGGATGAACACCTGGAGAACCCGCTGACGCCGGACGGCTACGAGAGCGTCGAGGATTTCCTCAACGATCTCGTCTATCTCGACAGCATCACGGAGTTGCCCGAAAGCCACCCCACCGGCCGCAACCCCATCGAGCATCTGCTCGACTGCGTGTCGGAACTCCTGGACAACAGGCAGCACCTGGATCTCCACGAGGATGATCGCAAGATGCTCGCTGACGCCCACCTTGCGGCCGACCGGCTGCAACAGTCTCGCGAGGAACACTTCGGATGAAGTTCGTATGGGTTCCCAGCATCAATCGCTTCCGTCGCACCGAGACTGAGACGAAGAAAGAGCGGCTGAAATACGAGGTCGTGGAGTTCGAGACGGATAAGGACTCTCTGATCGAGCGTTTCAATGCCTATGAGGAGCGCATCGAGGCGCTAGAAAACCAACTCCGCGGCGCTACTTCTCCCCAGCCAGCTGCGGACGAGCCACTGGAACCGGCACCAACTGTGTCACCGCCACAGCCGGTTCCGGTGGCTCCACCTGCGGAAGACCCTGCATTGAAGCGCCAGCTGGCGCAGCAGTTTCGGCAGATGGAGACCGACGAGATCGTGGACCGCATCTTCGCGGCGAAACCGAATGACATGGCGCACTTTCTGCTCGCGTCGGTCGGCCGGCTTGGCGAGCTCGGTCGCGAAGGCTGGGAGTATGTGCAGGCCCACCGGAACTTCACCCGCGACTGCGAGCGCAACCAGGCGAAGGAGAAGCGGCCCTACGCTGCTGCCTTCGACGAGAAAGGCTTGCGCTACTTGTGCCTCATGCTGATCGAGGACATGAACGGGCAGAAGGTCCAAGGTTGACGACACACACGCACATGGGGCAGCGTTTGCCCCATGGGCGATTCGGTTGAACAGAATATCAAGCGCAGGCAGATGCTACGGCATATCCAAAGTTGCCTCGCTCGGCCGCTCGACGGGGAGGCGCGAGAGCGCTTCCTCGCCGAGGGCGACCGCATTGTGGACAGCGCGAACCCGCCACCGTCTGCCGCGAGCAAAAGAAAGACGTTCAAGATCGTCTAATCCCACTTGAACCCTCTGCGCGTGTGTGCTTAATGACATGCACACTCAAAGGAGAAGCAAGTGAGAGTTTCCAATCATGCCGCCGTCGACATTTACGATACGCTCGGCGGTGACGACTTCGCCGCGGCAACGGGTGCGAAGGACTTCGTGACCCAGGACACAGGTCAGCCGCGTCTGTTGATGCGTCTGCCGGCCGCCAACACGACCAAGCGCGGGACGCACATGGAGATCAGCCTCCTGCCCACGGACAACTACCTGCTCGTGTTCTTCAAGAACAAGCGGCGCTCGTGGCGTAACGCACCGCTCGGCGGTGGCAGCGCCAAGCCGGAACGTCAGTTCATCGGCGTCGAGCGGGAGGTTCCTGCCAGCAAGCTGCGCTCGACATTCGAGGCGCTCACTGGGCTCCGCATCGCCGCCTGATTAGCCACTCGCACGCCGTCGCTGCATGCTGCACAACACACTTGCAGCGCGGTGCTGCGAGAGGAGAAACAGATGGTCAAGCTGACACTGACGGACGGCCAGCAGTCGTCCATATCGAACGCGCTGCTAGTCGCAGCGGAGAAGTATGAGGCGAACGCCAAATACTTCCGCGAACTCAAGCCCCAGCTGGAGAAGCAGGAGGCTGACAACCCCGAACGCATGAGCCTCGTCCACTCGTCGATCTGCGACAGCATGGCCGACCAGTTCGACCGCCAGGCGATCGAAGCGCGGAAGCTCATGGAGCTCGTCGACGAAGCGGAGGACGCATAATGGCCCACGCACTCACCTTTCGCCTGGATGAGCGGCTGCACTCGATCATCGATCACGCCGTCAAGTCGCCGGAGATGCGCGAGTATTACGGCACCAAGATCGGCCCATCCCTTCTGCTCGTGAAGGACGAGG